GAGGAGATGGATGCGATTGGTATTTCAGATCGCACAACGACCCCTGCTCAAAGAACAGCTAAAGAATTTCCTTCTCAATTTAAATTGGAAGAATATATAAAGGAACATCCAAAAGCCGACAAAAGTAATCACTCGGTCAAGGATCAAGAAGACACCCCTAAGAAAGAAGAAGAGAAGGGTGGTAGTGCTTCCTTTTCCAAAGCAGATGTAGAATGGTTTGAGAAGAATACTGTTTCTGAAAAGGAAGCTACTTCTCGTCTTAGCTCTTTTATGGAAAAGGCTAAGAAAGTTTCCAAATCTATGAGAAAAGTCTTGGAGAACACCCCTGCTGCTACAAAGCAATTCGTCTTTGACAAAGACTATCGAAAGAAGGCTCTCTCCGCAGGCGCATCCCACTTGAGAGGCAACTCTAAAAAGATAGCTGGAGTAATCTGGAGATCCATGCGGGATTCTGCTATTAGTGAAGCAGTTGATTTCACAAGACCTTACACAGCCCCCGTAACCGTTGCCACACGGCTTGCAAAAGGTGAGAAGCCTCTTCTCACAAAGGATGAAAAGAAATCCCTTTACAGTGGTCTGGTCTATACGGGAAGTATTGCTGGTGCGCTTGCCCTTGGTTCTGTTGCAGGTACGGGTCTTGCGGCTGCTGCTGTTGGCAATGCTTTTCTGAATAGCTATTCACTTCACGTTGTTTTTGGAGCAGCGGTTAAGGGAACACAGGAAGTCCTCACTAAGAAGAAGCAGGATGAGCTTTTCAAGCAGGTAGATGAAAGCGATAAACATACTGAAGAGGAAAAAGAGAGCATTAAGGAGCAACTGAAGGGTATTTTCGGAGATCCAAACAGTGCCTTCTTAGCTGCTGAACAAGCAGAAAATCTGAATATGACTATTCAATTGCTTGGTATGAAAGGAATACCTCTGCCCTTCAACACTTCTACTTTATATGAATACTCTATTTGGAATGCGATTACAGAGGGTGTGAAATCTGTTGGAGATGTCTTTACGAAGCTGGGAGCCGAAGACGAAGCCAAGATTAAGGATTTGGAAAAACTTATCCACGATATCGCTGACACGATGGAAGCGACCACAGATGAGGATATAGAATTACTTTTACAGCAAGATTCCAGTTTCTTTGAAGACAATGTGAAACACTTTGACAAGAAGAAAGAGAGTAAGAAAGAGACTACCAAGAAAGCTATGCAGTCCAAGATGGCTCGTAGAGTAGCCATCCAACACCTACTCCGATCTGCGAAATACAAGAGCAAGAAGAAAGTGAAAACACAAGACGGTGATGAGATGACCGTCTATGAATACAGCGAACGACAAGTCCAACACAGAGATCGAAAGAAGGGTGAGAGGATTGAAAAGCTGAGAGAGAACATCTCTAATCTCAGAAAGGAATACCAAAAAGACCTGACCTCAGACGATGAGAGAAAGAGGATGGTGGCTCTGGTTGTGGCTGTTATTGACTGCACCTACGAACGAGTAGGGAACAAAGCCTCTGCCGACAACGGTCACTATGGAGTGTCTTGTCTGGAAGGAAAGCATATATCTTTCAAAGGCTCTAAAGCGGTTTTCACATACACTGGTAAATCTGGTGTAGACCACGAAAAGGAAGTCACGGACAGCAAGGTTGTGGCTGCGCTTAAAAAAGCTGCCAAAGGGAAATCCAAAGACCAGAACATTTTCACATACGGAGATGAGGACACCTGTGTCACTGGCTCACATGTGAATGTCTATCTGAAACCTTATGGAATTAGTGCTAAAGATCTACGGGGCTTCCACGCAAATCAAGAGATGAAAGCCAAGCTAAAAGAGGTTCGGTCTGAGGGAGGAAAGCTCCCAGAAGATTCTAAAGAGCGAGAGAAGGTTCTTAAAAGTGAATTCACAAAGGCTCTGGATGAGGTGGCAAAGATAGTAGGACATACTTCGTCCACTTTGAAAAGCCAGTACTTGGTCAACCATCTTGAGGATACCTTTATGAAAGATGGAACCGTTATCAAGAGCCTTGATAAATCTTCTTCTGTTCGTGTGGCTTCACTTCACATAGCCAAGAAGACCAAAAGTGAAAAAGAAGATGAACAGGCTGAAGCCTTTGTGAAACAGAAGCCTAAACTAAAACCCCCACGCTATGACCTTCGGAAGAGACATCTTGAAGAAGATGATGAGGATCTAAAATCGGGTGTAGACGGAGATAAGGATCTCTCCCTAAAACACGAAGATTACAAACGGGCTGCTGTTCGTGTAGCAATGCTGTGGATGTATGCTGGCTTAAAAACCACTCCAAGTGGTAAGTGGAAAGCAGTACACGAAAGTCTGACAAATGACAAAAATAAGCCTGTTGTTAGGTATTTTAAAGATAAAAACAAGGCAGAAAGTTGGCTTTCCAGTGAGGATGAAGAGATTGAAGAAGAGTTGGATGAGGATGAAAATACTGAAGATGAAGATACTGTAGACGAAGAAGTTGAGGAAGAAGTTGAGGAAGAAGTTGAGGAAAATTTGGATGAATCTTCTGATGCAAAATCTGATGTAGAAGAGGGCGAATCTGATCCTAAGAAGAAAGAAGAACCAAAGAAGAAAGAAGAACCAAAGAAGAAAGAAGAACCAAAGAAGAAAGAAGAAAACCTCTCTCCAGAAGAACAGGATGCAGCAGAGCTAAAGGCTCTAAAAGAAGAGAACATTGTGGAAATTGCTGCATTGATGGAAACCATTCCTTCTATGGATCTCTCCTTTCTTGCTGCTAAAAATCTTCCTACCGATAAAGTTACCAAGAAAAGAAATGACCTTATTAAGAAGCTAAAAGCAGAGAAGGACAAGAAGGGTACAGATACTTATGATGAAGCTAAGATTGAGAAGATGGAGAAAGAGATAGCGGATTTGAAAGAAGATGCTGTATCTCCAGAAACATACCAGAAGCATATGATTGAGGCTATTAAAGCTACGGTTAAGAAATTCACAGATACAGATGAGGTTCCTTCTAAGGATGAGGTGAAAGCAGCAGAAGCAGCTTTGAAGGTGAAAGACACCTCCAAGATGTCTTTAGATGAATTCTCAGCCCATGCAAAGAGCCTTGCTGTTGCCAACGCTTTCCTACTTGACCCAATGAGAGTGGGGCTTGGGGAAAAGATACAAGGTCAGAAGGATGGAGATAAAAGGTCGGCTGCTGCTTTCCGTCAGATAAAGAAGATGGATAAATCTACGGTTGCTGCGCTTCAGAAAAACCTTGCAGAGAAAATAGAGAATACTACGGATAAGGAATCTCAAGAATTCAAGCAGTTGAAAGCGGTACAGGCTGCAATGGACTTGAATAAAATGGCTACTAAGAAAAGAGGAGTTTCTGCTGTTCTGATGGGGAATGTTAGTGAGGGCGGCTCTGATAGAAACATCAATAAAGCCATAAAAGCTATGACAGGATCAGAAGAAGATAAAAGAGACTTCATTCGTGATCGCATCCAAAACCACACCCTCCAAGAGCTTGGAGAACACTTTCCGATTGCAAAGAAATTTGCTGGTGCAGCCGTTGCGAACCCTGCTAATGCTGAATTTTTGAAGAGTTTAGTGGCAGAATACTATTCTAATTATGATGGTCTTGATGAATTCAATGATATGATCAGTGCCTCCACGAAGTCCGAAGGCGATGAAAGAGATGAATCTTCAGAGAGTATTGATGTTGCAGAGTACCAAGAAACTTTCTCAACTCTTATGGAGGATATTGCAGCGGAGCTTTCAGATGAAGAAGGCTCCGAAGAAAGCGAAGAAAGTGGTAGTGATGAGGAGAAAGTTCTCCAGAATATGCGCCTTGGGATTTTGGAAAAACTGGCTTCCTTAAATAATGGTGTAATTAAAGAGAAACACTTAGAAAGTTTATCTCAGCACTTTGACCATTTGTTTGGTGGGGCATCCTTTAGTGACTACACAAACTGTATAAATTTAGCTTTAGAAGCCAACCAGAAGAAGGCTGGGGAAGTGTGGAAGGTAGAATACCCCATAGGTGAGAAGCCTTGGGGAGCCAAGAGCAAGAAGTACACTAAGTACTTTAAAGATCAGGAAGCAGCCCAAAAATGGGTATCCAAAACTAAGACATCTTCAAAAATTCAATCATTATCCTATACTGATATAAATATAGGTGTAGGACTGTACCAAAAATTAAGAACACCCAATAATTCCATTCGGAGGAACCAAACGATGACTCAAATCAGTAAAAAGAGTGCGTTACAAGTTTCTCAGACACTTGATCGTATCGCATCTGTGTTTGAGGCAAATTTTGAGGCACTTGGTATTCCAGAAAAAATTGCAACAGACTTTGCTTTCAGATGTGACCTTCTCAGTGATGCCGTTGAGAAGCAAGCAGATGTATTCAAGAAAGCCCTTGATGATTTAGATCCCGTACTTGAACCGGGCTTTAATCCTGACGATGTAGGTCGTGAAGTTGGTGGCCCCTTAGAGGGAGATGCTGATGAGGCTTTTATGCAAGGTGAATTTTCTCGTCAGGAAAACAGAGAATTGAGAGATTTGCAAGAAAGTGGTGCGGTTTCTGAAGTAAATGAAGAACCAAGACCTCCTCAAGCTGGAAGACAAGCCAATCTTGATGATGCTCTTTCTCGTTTAAGTAAAGAGGCTGGTGAAGTGCATGAAATCGGTAGTCTCCGTGACAGCCTAAAAATCTGTGCTGCCAAGCTTTCTGCTTCTGGTGTTTCCGAAGTGAAATCACTTGCAGGTGCTGCTGACAAACTTGTAGCGGCCCTTGATAAAATTCGGGATGCTATGATTTCTATGGAAGCCAGTGGTGAAGCTAACCTTGGAGTGATGGCTGCTGCTGATCGTTCTTGCAATGCTATTGGCGAAGTACTTCCTTTCTTGGAAGGTCTTTGTAACTCTCTTTCAGCCCAAGATTCTGACAGCCCTGTCCAACAACTTCAAATGCAAAGCATGCTGGAAGGTTCTTCTTCTAAGTTAGAGAAGTTGGTCGGTCTGGCTGCAAAAATTGTCTCCTCTGCAATGAGTGAGATGGGTGGAAGCGATAAAGGCGCAGAATAGGGGTGTCTTGTGAAAACCTCTTCTGTCTATGTCGATTATCAAGCCAGAGCCAGTGAATTTCGTGTGGGGGACTCCGTTGTTCCCTATGGGAATTCTGCTGATTTTGCTGGTCGGGTGGTTGCAGTTTGGCCCGCTATTGGGATGGTGGATGTAGAATTTCCTCACGGTTCAACAAGATACCCAGTGGAAAATCTACAAAGGGTTCGTCACGACAGTCCTATGAACGAACCTCATCACAATAGCGTTCCCGGCGGTGCTGGAACAGTAGAGGTTTCTGGGGGCCCTTATGAGCCTCTTGGTGATGTTATTGATGTGCTTGATGCTGTTCCTGAAGACAGGGCTTCCGCAAAAGCACAGCAACAGTCGGAAATCCTTTCTAAAAGGGTTGCTGCTGCATATACCAAAAAGGCTCTTTACTGGTCTTCTAAAGGAAGACAATATAGACCTTGTAAAAGGGAAACAGGTTCGGGGCAATATGAGTGTCCTAAGTGTGGTTTTGTTGGGTTGAAAAAAGCGGTCTATAAAAAGATAGATAATGAAGGTAGTGTTAAGCTGTTTGGGTGTCCGTCCTGTCTTTTTCTTATACGCAGAGAGGATATCTTAGGAGATTAGTATGGCTTTCATGAAATATGCTAAAGCAACTGTTATTCAGCCCCAAGTATCTGGAAGGACTTGGGGCAAAATTCGCACTGCTTCTCATAAGAAAAATTTAGCCGTGGATCTTGTGGAGCAAGCCTCTGGTATTCTTGGTGGAGCTTTCTCTCCTGATGAGTATCTTTTAACACACGCTACAATTGTGGCTTCTGTTGACACTTTTGAGCCTTCAAATGTGAAACTTGGTGGTTCAACAGAAGACGGTTTTCGTGTAAATAGAAAATTCGGAAACTACAGAGTAAAAAGTACTTGTGATAAATTCATCAACAACAATCTGGATTGTTGGGATAGAGATGTCTTAATGAAGTCTTATCGGACATTCATTGGAGCGCATAATTTCGTAGAGCATGTTCAAGTAGAAGACCTTTCAAAAGGTCGTATTATAGATGCTGTTGCCAGAGATATTGGTGACAGTGTTTATGTAGACATTCTGGTAGCTACCCATAGAAAGCATGCTGACCTTGTGAAAGCTATTGAAAACGGAAAGATGGATTCTATGAGTATGGGCTGCACTGTAGATTTTACTCAGTGTACGAAGTGTGGTCACGTTGCTGTTGATGAGACAGAGATGTGTAAACATGTTCGTTATGAGAAGGGGAATACCTTCTTTGATGAGAACGGACACAAACACCGTATTGCAGAATTATGTGGTCATAAATCCATAGACCCAACAGGCGGTGTGACTTTCATAGAAGCCTCTTGGGTTGCTACTCCAGCATTTACTGGCGCAGTAATGCGAAACATTCTTCATCCAGAGAGCCTTGAAGTGGAAATGCAGAGAAAGGCTGATGAAATACTTTCACAACCACCCAAAGAATGGTCTTCTGAATCGACACTGAAAGCTGCTAAAAATGCTTTTGATTTTGGTGGTGATGATGGTGATGATGATGAGGGTGGTGATGATGAGAGTGATCCCATTAAGGATCTTCAAGATGATATTGAGCAGATAATTCTTAATAAAGTAAAGAAAAAAATTAGAGAACAATTAAATAGTGAAGAAGAGGCTCAAAAAAGAAATCCGTCACCCTCACCAGAAGAAAGTTCCGCAGAACCCAATGACAACATTATTAAGCAGGGTGCGGAAAAGACCCGAAAAATCAGTAAAAGACAAAGACAGTATTTACAAGATGTTAGAACAATTGTTGCCCACAGTGTAAACAAAGCTGACTTAATTAATTCTCTTGCTGAGTATAATAATTTCGTTGGTCTTCCTATACCGATATCTATTTATAGAACAGCACTATCTATTGGTGCTACTACAGATTATTCCTCTGAGGAGGAGTATCTTTCTCATTGTTCCCAATTTAAAGGATCAAAACTTACTCAGAGAGAAAAGAAAACCCTTCTCAAGCTTGGGGGAATTATCTCAATGAGGAATAAATCTAAAAGGAGATAACCTGATGTCACGAAGAAACCGTAAGACTTGGAACCGTAAGGCTTCCCCACCCCCTGCTTCATATGGTTGGGATGCTGACCATCCAGCTTTTAAAGAAGACCCTGAAGGCGATGAGTATTTTGTAGGTCAAAATGATCCTCATGCAGACTTTGCTGAAGAACCTTCTTCTGGCCCTTATGCTCAAGGCCCCGCCCCTGCCTCTTATGGATGGGAAGCGGATCACCCAGCAGCAAAAGCTGATGCCAGTGGCCCCAAGCAGGCAAGCCGTAGTCTTCGTGCTTCTGTAGAGCGCAAAGCTGCTAAGTGTATTCGCATTGCTCAGTCTCTTCTTGGAGATGGTGCTACTGTTGAGCAAATTGAGAATCAAGCCCTTGATTTGATGGATCTTTCAGATCGTCAAATCCAAGCCTCTTTGAAGCGTATTCAAAAGCAAGCCTTTATCGATCCTATTATGGCTGAGTATGGCGAAGATATGGATATGATGGGTCACGATGTTTTTGATGAATATGATGCTGATGGAAATGACTTGATTGATCAAGAAGAGTGGGGTGGAAGCCAAGAAGTATTCGATGCAATGGATGCTGATATGAGCGGTGACCTTGATGCTGACGAAGTGGCTATGGGATTGGGCGAAAGCTTCTCTCGTTCTGCTCGTAGACAGCCCCGTAGACAGCCCCGTAGACGTAGACAAGCTACTGTTGAAGATCGTATGCTTGCTGAAATGCTTAAAGAAGAGAGAGCTAAGAAAGCTGATCACGCTGGTCGTTCTCAGAATGATGCTCAGTATGGTTATGGCATCCAAGAAATGTCTGATGATCAAGCTGCTTCAAAATTCCCTGAGAATCTTGAAAAGAAGCAAGCCTTCCTTACCGCTGACGAAATGGAAATGCTTGCTGAGATGGAAGAAGAAGCCAATGCTCCTGAAGAAGTAGTGGCTGATGAAGGCTGTATGGCTAATGAAGAAGAAGAAGCAGCAGTGGCTAATGAAGAAATGGTTCTTGGCGAAGATCCTATGGGTCTTGATGCTGATGAAGATGCTATGATGGCTGATGATGAGGATCTTCTTGCTAATCTTTTCGGTGAGAAATTTGCTGCCGATGAAGAAGAAGAGGAAGAAGCCGAAGAAGAAGAAGCCGAAGAAGATGCTGATGAAGAAGAAGGCGATGATGATGGTGAAGAAGAAGAAAAGGAAGAAAAGAAAGCTTCCCGTCTTCGTCCAACCCCTCGCAAAGCTGGAAAGGGAGTTAAAACCCTTGGCTCTGTCAAGAAATCGGCTGCTGCCAATGAATTGAATGAGCTTGCTAATCTTTGGGAAACTGCTCCTGATGTGAGCAACATCTTCAAGTAAGATTTTCTCTCAATAAATATGAAAGCCTCCTAAATTTTAGGAGGCTTTCTTGCTTTTTCCCAATAGTCTTTTGATAATCATTCCCTTTATAGTGAGGAGGGTTGTCTTTCTCATTCGTTGAAGTTTTTTCACAAATCTACACTTTCCTGTAAACAGGGAGTGAAAGCATATTTAGGAGAATAAATTATGCCTTTACTTGGACAAGCGAGTGGTGGTTTTACTGAGAGTTCTTCAGCACTAAGAATCCTGCATGTTGGTATTCGTAATACCATAGGTGTTCTCACTGCTGATAGTTTCACTTCGGTCAACCCCATTAATTCTGCTGCTGCTGCTCGCAACAGTAGCCAGTGTGATACAACTAAGCTCGGTGTACTGAGCGGTGCTGTTTGTATTGCACGACCCGATGAGGGTTCTAACTATGTCGGTGGTGTTACAGCCGTAGCCTCTAAGGTTCAAGGTATGTATCCACTTGGTGTTTTCATTAACTCAGCCAACGGTAACTCTTTTGAGAATACCCCCGGAACTGCTTCTGGAAAAGGCCCCTATGTGTCTGCACAGGGTTGCTATGCGAATTCTCTTTATGAGACTTCTCAGCAAAATGCTACTACTGCTCTCACTTATGCAGTTGGTGATTGTCTTGGAACCAGCCCTAATGGATTTCTTACCAATGCACAGGCTGGACACGCTTCTGAAAGCTGGGAATGCCATGCAGGTGGAACCGTATTAGTGTTTGGTGTTGGTATTAATACTGCTGTTCCAGCAGACTATACTATTATTGGTATTGTTAAGATGCCACCTGATTCAACCCAAAACGAATTGGTCTACGACCAGCGTATCTAAAAGGAGGATTGAAATATGTCTACTGTTTCAAATGCTGTGAAGCAAAAAATCATTTCTGAATATATCAAAACTCCACAGGGTCGTGCGAAACTCGCTGCCTCTATGACTCAGCCTCTGAGAACCCGTAGAGATTATACAGCGGTTGGTCGTAAGACTTTCCTTGTGGAACAACTGCCTGATGGTGCTTTGCCAATCTATGACAAAGACCCCGATGTTACAGCTTATGTTGTTGGTGAAGAAGGACAAAACATCCTTGCCGTCACAAAGCCTCGTAGGGTAATCTTTCCATTGTTTGAGATTGCATCCAATCCTGAAATCCCTCTGACCCAAATCAAAGAAAGACGATTCGATCTTATTGAGAGAGCGCAAGATTTGGCAAGAGCGCAGATCCAAGCTGCTGAAGACGAGCGAGTTTTCGCTGTTCTTGATAGCATTGCTACCAACGGATTTGACTCTATTGCTGCTGGAACCAACGCAGACCTTCCTGTCGTTGCTCCTTTGAGCGGTGCTGTTCTTGCTGATGCTTTTGCATTGATCGAACGACACGACTTGAGAGTAGCCAGAGTGTTTATGAATGCCCGTGACTATGCTGACATCCGTAAGTTTGGTCGTGACATTCTGGATATCGAAAGCCAAGCAACATTGTTGAAGACTGGTCTTCAAGCTACCCTTTGGGGAGCGCAGATCATTACTTCTCGTCTTGTTCCTGTTGGAACAGTCTATGTTTGCTGCGAGCCGGAAATGTTCGGACGTATCCCCGTTCGTACAGAATTGACGGTTCTTTCTGCCGATGATCCAAAAGCTCGTACTATCGGATTCTCAGTCTTTGAAAATCTTGGTATTGGTGCTTACAACCCAAGAGGGTTGGCGAGACTTGTAATCACTCGCTAAATCACAATCGTGATTTTCACAATGGGGGCTGGATCATTTGATCCAGCCCTTTTTACTTTTCTTGTCTGTGGGATCTCAGAAATAAGAGTTTCAAATCTTTCTTGGAAAAATCTTTATTTTTCTCAATTGGAAGTTCGGAGCCTGCCTCACACAAGGGCGATTTTTTCTGCCACCCTTTTCAATAGGGGGTTTATACCAATCCCTTATTGATAGAGGAGTATGCAAATCTCAATCTTAGGGATTGCTGGTTTTCTTCATACCTTAGAATCTCTATGTCACTTCTCAACTATTTCATAGCTTCTCAACTGCTACAAAAAGTTCATTCTTAGGAGAATAGAAAATGGCTAATTTTACCGATCAAATTCAAGTATTTAAAGACGGAGAGCTTAAAAATGCTAAGGCTGGTGATACCGTCACCCAAACAATGGAAACAGTCCTTCAGGATTTAAAATCTCGCTCTATCACGAACGAAGCATCACAAAACATTCTTGTTCATCAGGGAGATGTTGCAAATTCCGTTCTGGTAAAATTGCCAGCCACTGGAGGAGCCTCTAAAGGTTTTGCTGTTCAAGATAGTGGTAACTCTACTTTATTTGGAGTTGCAACCGATGGACAGGTAACTGCTACTCAGTCAATGGAAATCACAGGGAATGTACAGATTGGTGGTAATCTTGAAATCACAGGCTCCCTTGTCTCTGCTTCTACTGAGCAGTTAAATTTCGGTGACAACATCATAGCTTTGAATTGGTCAGAGTATGCTTCCCATGACCCCGGTTCTGCTGCTGGTATGGTGATGTCAACTGCTTCTGTAGAAGATGGTAGTACTGGTAATGCCATTAAAGATGCGGTTGCTACTTCTGTTGCAGGTACTGGTTCGGATGGTCCTATTGTTACAGTAACTGGCAATGTCGCTGCTCGTTATGGTGATGATGTCCTCGTTGCGCTCGTTAAGTGTAAGAAGGAAGAGTATGATGGTTATTATTTGGTAAAGAATGCTACCCATGCTGCTGGTACTACCACCATTGAGTTTTACGGAACAAATGGAACAGCATTGCCAGCCGATCTACCATTTTGCAGTAAGGATTTGGCTGCCACCGCTAATGTGGTGGATGCTGATACTAAAATCCAACGTGTGAAGGTTTCTGCTCTGGCTACCAGTGGTTCTGGTGCAGGAAAGGCATTGACCGATGCTGGTGGTGCAATTGCTGCTGGAGAATTAGCAATTCTTAAGAATTGCCTAAGCAAAGCCACTGCTGTTGGTAGTTGGGTGAAGGTTGGAGACACTTCTGGTGTTACTATTCAAGAAACCTACGATAACGGGAACGGTACGCTGGCAACGGCTGCTGGTTCTGCTAAACCACTTGCTATTACATTGGGTCAAGATGGTAGTGGAGTTACTATTGATGGTAGTGGTGGTGTTAAAGGTAAATTCCTTGTTGGTAACACCAATGCTGTAAAAGAAATTTTGCTCAAATCTGATTTGAATAATGCTGATGCTATTATCCTTCAAGCAGTAAATGCTGCTGGTGAAATCCATTTGAAGCAACAAGGCAACTCTGAGTTAAAGGTTCAGGCTAACATAGTGACCGCTCGTAAGGATCTTACCATTGGTCAAAATCTCAGTGTAACAGGAACATCCGATCTTAATGGTGTTACTGCTGCTGGAGATATTACTTTTGATACTGCTGCTTCTCATCAGAAAATCGAAAAGGCTGCTGGTGTAAATGACAAGAATTTAGGGATTGAGTATTCTGGTGCAGGTGCGTTGAAAATCCTATCCACAGGTTCTCAAGCTGCTGGTGGTCTTTGGATTGAAGGTCAAGCTGCTGCTACGAAAATGGTTGTGCAAGCTCATAATGATGCAGAGATTCGTATGGGTAATGCAGCAGCAGACACTCAAATCAAGATGCTTTTTGATGGTAGTACGGCTGCTAATGAGGTGCTTACTATTGAGAGTGCAGGAACCAGAGCAGCAAATAATCAGGGTGCATTGGAGTTAAAAACTTCTGGTGGTCTTTTTATGGAAAGTACAAGTACTGATGCAAATGGGTACTATTCTAAAGCTGCTGGTATTATGAATTTGGTATCTACAAAGGCTTCAGCCGATGCTATTAAGATCGAAGCCACTGCTGCTGATAGTACTGTTGCCGTCAGAGTTAATGGTGCAGATAAATTAAAAGCCTCTGCCACAGATGTTTCTACCACAGTAACTTTTAAGCCAAACGATGTGGCGATCAATGGTAATAAATTCACTGTTAGCAATGCTGGTGTTACTTCCATCCAAGGTGCGGTGACGGTTGGTGCTTCTGGTGGTTCTGCTGGTGTTGATCTCACGGCTTACGGAGATACTAACGGTTCTCTTTTCAAATGGGATCAGGCTTCTAACACTGTATTACTCACTGGTGCTGCACTCACTCAAACAGGTGCAGGTGTTGTCGCTTTCACTGGTGAAGTGAGATCCAGTGCAGCAGCAGCCCTAACCTTTAATTCTGCTGCTGCTGCTCAACAGACCATTGAAAGAGTTGCTAATGCTGATGATAAAGGTCTTAATATCTTCCTTACTGGAAATCAAGATACCCTGATGGATATCAAGGCAGAGGGGAATACTGATCTTGCAATGCGATTTAATACTCCTAATGGTGGTATTAAGGCTGTAGCAAAAGGTAAGATTGAGTTAAACTCTAATAAAGCTGATGTTAATGCTATTACACTCGTCAATCAGAATGCTGGTGGTGGTATTGATATAGATGCGAAGAGTGCTGGTTTTGATCTACTTTCAACAGGTCTGGTAAATCTTGTTTCCAGTTCAAACAGTCAAGATTTTACTATTCAACACACTGGTACTGCTGGTAAAGATTTAAAAGTAATCTGTGTTGATGGCTCTGTTAAGATGCAATCTGGAGAGGCTGATGCTGCTGCTATTAGTATCCAAGCTACTGCTGCTGCCAGTGGTATGGATCTGGACTGTGGTTCTGCTGGTTTTAACCTGCTGTCTACTGGTGGTGCTGTTTCTATAACAGGACAATCTGGAGCCACAATTGCTACTACCATAGCTGATTCTGATATAACAATTCAGGCTGCTGGCGGTGGTACAAACAATATTACTCTCAACTCTGCTGGAAACGAAGCCAATGCTATTGACTTAAATGCTACTGTTGGTGGTATTACTGCTGATGCTGCTGCTGCTATAGCATTGACTGCTGGAACCACTCTTACCACAGCCTCCACTGGAAACACGTTGTGTACTGCTGTTGCTTATGAGGTTAATGCTTCTGGAAAGCTGACCTTAGATGGTGGGAAAAATGCCGCCAATGCTGTTCATATTGTAAGCGATGATACTGCTGGTGGTGTTCGTATAGAATCGAAAGGTGGTGGTATCAATGGTACTTCTACTGCTGGTGGTTCGATACAGTTTAATGCTACACAGGCTGCTTCTCAGTTTACAGTAGCTTCTGCTGCTGATGCTCAAGATTTGAAGATTGAGGTTACTGGAGCTACAGATTCTTCTGTATTGGTTCTTTCCTCTGGAACCAGTGCTACTGAGGCTATTAAGATGCACTCTTCTGCTGGTGGTATTGAATTGACTGCTGCTGCAAAGTATAGTGTCGATGCTACTGCTGAAGCTACCATTATTGGTCAACATGCCAGTGATGATGCAATTCTTTTTAGAGCCTCAAATGCTGCTGGTGCTATAAAGGCTCAAGTTGGTGGTAATGGTGCTGCAAACGTAGAACATCTAACAAGAGTAGATGCTTTTGTTGTTCGTTCTAAGTATATTGAGATGGAGAAAAAGACTCACGGTAGACAAAATGCAGAAGCTAACTATCCAGTACAGACTAATAAAAATCTCAAAGTAGAAAAGCAACTTGACCAAGGAATGATTGTCTTTATCGGTCACGATGAAGAAGCCATTGAGACTGCTGGTGGTGGTAGTGGTGAGACTGTTGTTTACAAAGCTTGTCAGCAAAACGGTAATACGGATTCTGATAAGGGAAATGCAGGTTCTATGCGACCAATGGGTGTTCTGATGGAAGACTCAGATGGAAGCAACTGGGTAGAGAAGAAGGTCTGTATGGTTCCCGGCTCTCTGGTTCCAATGAAATTTGCTGGTGGAAATCCAGTAATAGATGACATTGGAAAGGCTGTGTTCATGTCTGCTACCAAGGGATGTGTTACAAAAACTGCTCCAAGTACTGCTGGTGAAGTTTGGGTTGTGGGGTATATTGCTTCCATTGCTAATGTCTCTGTTGGTGTTTATATGTGCATCTTCCAACCAAGCTTCAGATCACTTATCAGAACCTAATCTTAGGAACCTGATTGATTAAAACAAAGCCCCTTCTTCGGAAGGGGCTTTTTTACTTTTGGGGGTATATTGGTACTCAGTCAATAACTTCCCCTTTGTGAAAAGTAGGAGAATGTGAAATATGTTGGATTTAAGTGGAAAAGATGGTGAAGATGTAAGGATTGGTTTGGGTGAGGCAATTCTTCGTTTGATTCGTGTTCAATTCCAAGAACACATGCAATTTGGAGATGAGCTAAATCAGAACATTGAAGAGACAACCATTTTGACAGAGGCTCTTAATCAGTATGAATTAGTGATCTCTTTTGCTTGTGACATAGACGGGGATGGTATTCCTGATACCACGATGAAGCTAATCGCTAAGTCAGCAGAGACAAAAGTGAAGAAGGGAGTGTCGTGTTGTAGGATAAAACATAAAAATCCTCTGTCTGACACACAAACTTTTGCACCTTCTATCAATCTCAGCGGTATTATAGGACAGAAATCGGAGGAAGAAGAACCTCCAAAGAAAAAACCTGTCCGTAAAAAGAGGACATCCAATAGGAGAAAGAAATGATCCCAAGTCTCACCGTACTTGTCTTTTGTTATGGGCTATGCTTTGGCTTTATGAACAAACTTCCTTTCCTTCACGGAAAGAACGATTGGTTGGATAAGCTGTTGCAGTGTTCCTATTGTATGGGTTTTCACTGCGGTTGGCTGGCTTGGCTCTTTTCATATTTTATGACAGGGATGCCAGAAATGGATGCCCTTACAGTGGCTCCTTCTCTTATCGTGTGGGCTTTCTCTGCTGCTGCTTTTTGCTACGCTGTTGATGTTATCATTCAGTATCTTGAGAGCCAGACTTTGGAGGGGTAAATGCCCATAGCTATTAAGCCTGTTACAGCAGCCACAGGGGTCATCTCTCTCCCTCCGCAGACACAATTGATAAACCCCTCCCTATTGTCCAATGCAGTGCTTATAGACTTGGGTTTTGACCCTGCTAACCTTCCCAATCCTTTCTTGTACCCACAGGGAATGGCAGTCTCTTTAGTAGACAATGGCAGTGGTACAGCTATTTTGATCCCTACAGATATTTCAACGGCTTCTAATTTCTTCGGATTTCTTGTGAATGATACTTCTCATACCGCAGCCAGAACGGAAGTAGCAGCCCTTAGAGGGTCGGAAGTTGTTTTATTTGGAGAAGCAGCAATGGCTTTTTCTACGGGGGATCAGGTTTTTTTATCAGAAGTTGTGGGTAGGGTGACTAATGTTCCACCTTCCTCTTCGGGAAATACGAGTGTTAGGGTTGGGTTTTGTTTTAGTACAACAAAATTCGTTCTTAATACGGACAGTAGAGTGAAACTAAGATAATGTCAGAACCTCAATATAAAGTGAAAATAGGAAAAACAGCCTCCCTTGTTGGACTTTATGCCAATGCTTTTAGGGTGGTGGAAGATCCAGACACTCCTTCTGATTGTTTTCTGGACTTTCTTCTCACTTCTCCCGTAGAAAAAGCTGCTTATGTAGTTACAAGGGTGCGGTTGAGAAAAGAATTTCTATCAGAGGTAGCTTCACATCTGGCAAAAAACTTCTCTTTGGATCTACTCAAACGGATTAAGAGTGATCAAGTACATTGATACCTCGGTACTATGATAAAAATGTAAATGTGAAATCAATAGGAGGTTGCTTTGAGCAGCATTATTTTTAAGAGGGGAGAGTTTCATACCTTCAAGGCTACGACCAAGATTCATCTTGGTAAATTTGAAATGGATATATTTGAAGGGGATATTGTTGAATATGACGGACAGACCTTGAAATTCTCTGGAGAGACTTATTCTTTAGGGTCACTGAAAGCAGCCGTGAAACTTGGTTGGTTCGTAGCCGAAGAGGATAATGTCTCTACATATATCCCTAAATCCGCAGATATAAAAATCCGTCCAGCTACCAGTGCTGATGGAAAACGTGGGGAGCCTATGTCTGTCCAATCAGTCTCTGATGAGGAGAAGGTTGTGGGGAGAGTGGGAGAAAAGGCTGTTAAGAGAACCACCACAACGCATACAGATGATGCCGTTTCCGTTGGGAAAATTAAAACAGCAGCCAAGCAGAGTACTACACTCACCAGTGCTTCTCAGATAGCCAGTGAGATTAACAAACTGGACAACACACCACCTCCAAAGGTTGAATTAAACAACCCCAAGACCGCTACAGGGGATGTTTCAGAACCCCTTACTGGAGAGGACTTGGTAGAGTTGCTTCCTGATGCAGCTAAAGCCAAGACCACCAAGAAGAAAGCTACCAAAAAAACCACCAAGGCTTCCAATGAGAAGATTGTGAAAACCCCCATTGGTAATATCACTTGGAATTTAGGTCAGCATTGGACAAAGAGAGCCAAGATCATTGTTGAAGAATATAGTAGTAATCCGAAAGTTTTAGAAGCCCTTTTAGCAGTTGAGAGCAATGGGGTAAAACAGAGAGTTGAGAGAACACTCAGAGATCAGAGAACAAAGGCTGGTTGAGAAGGCATTCTTCCTAAAGCCAAGACCTCATCCTCTTTATGTGGGTGAGGTCTTTTTTTATCGTTATTTCTCCGATACTTCTATTAGTCATAGATAGGTAGTAATCGAAAAGGATTTTATGATGAGTAAGAAATATTCTTCAAGTCAGTCGGCTTGGGCTTTACTTACTGGCTCTGTTTCTGAGGCAAGGGTGGAAGCACACCGCTTACGACACCTTGTGAATCGGGGTCAGCATCTTGTTGATAAATCTAATTTTAGAGATCATCTTTATGAAGTAGCTGGTGATTTAGTAATAGGTATGCCAGACAGATTGAGCAAATTAGAGGCTGTTCTGGATAGGACTTCCTATGCTCTTTCTCTGATGGGAGAGGAATTTTTCAAGGGGAGACTACCTCTTGGAGATAGGGAGATGGTTGATGAGGCTATAAGGTTTTCACAAACTCCATTCCCATCATCCAGACGAGTAGCTTCACAATTCTTTCGTAGAATGGCTTCCAGAAGAATGGGTCATTCCATTCATACCTTGGGTGTAGATGGTGGAGAGGAAAAGATAATTTCCATTATTGAAAAAGGATTGCAAGAAGGTCTTATTGATCAGGCAGAAGCCAGTGCAGCTTTGGGAGATGTTCATCATATTAAAGACAGAGTTGCTGCTAAATTATGGCCGGATGTTGTGCGGTTTAAGCCCTCTGGACTTCCTAAAAGTATGAAAAGTAAGAAAAGTAAGAAAGAATATCAACTCCCTATGAGCATTGATCTGATTTACTTCACTCATCACGCTCAATATAGGATGGATCTTCGTGGTGTTACTGCCGTTATGATTCGTGATGCAGCAAGAGGCTGGACAGCAAAAATGGGAAGGGGTTGGATAGACGGTCAGGAAGGTAGGAATTCTTCTAATGCTGAATTCTACGGAAAGGTTAGAAGCATCCAAGGAAGGGGTTCAGATACTTATTACAACCCCAACCTCAATGTATCGTGGTCATACCAGCCTTCCCGTAAGGGAACCACACAGAATTATGTTCTTAAAATCGTGACTGTCTTCAAGGGTCAATTACGAGGAGACTACCGATCAAGAGTTGGGTATAGCCAGCCAGCATCACAACTTCCGGGATACCAGACGTTTGTGAATGAAAAGAGTAAGGGTAATCTCCCTTCCAATACGAGCCAATCCCCTGAAGAGAACGCTATTGATAGAGAGAGATCAGGCCCCTCTTCGCCTGAGAACAAGCAGCAAGCCCTTCCTATTCGGCAAGATCACTCTGACAAGAGAGATAAAAAATTACCAATCTCACAAACAGATGGAAAGGGAACCTCCAGACCCCAGTTTAATGCCCCTCCTGAAAGTGAAAATGCTGAAGGTGGCAGACCAATTCACAAGGATAAAGTGAGAACCAAGAGTTTGCCGGGTGAAGATTATGGCTCTCCAGCTAAGGATGATGGCTACTCAGTCACCCGTAGGACAATGAAGTCTTCTATTCAGAGGCTCACCGATAAATTCCTTGGTGTGTAAATGGATGATTTTTCACAAGAGGATTTAATAGCTCAATGGGAAGAAGCAGATGCGAGATATTTTGCCTCTCACATTGCTTCTGAGTGGATGTTTCGTACTGCTGATGAATCTAACGGTGTCCTTCCTACTACTGCTCAAAAGCAAAAGAAAACCAGAGCCAAATTCCGTATTGAGCTTAAAAAGAAGTGGTTGAGATTAAAAGGGAGAATGAAAAGGCAAATTAAACGGCTTTTGAAGATTAAGCGAAAGAAAACCCCTAAAAAGAAGTATGAAGAGAAAGCCAGAAAAAACCCTCAAAAGGTAGAGCGAAAACCAGCAGGGGGAGCTACTTCTTGGTCGGATTACAAAGATAAATCAGACTATAAGGAACAGAACTCAAAACGGGAACAGAAAGATCGGAAAAAGAAGTGGGAAGATACTCCACAGGCAAAGAAAACCCGTAAGAGATATGAGGAAAAACGGAAACATAAAAATGGAGGGGAGATTATGGATATCACTCCAGAAGAATACCAGTTGATGAAGAAGCAAGCAGTACGCTTCAAACTCAAAAGTCTGAAAACCAAGGTATTCAAAAGTCTGAAAAGGAGAAATCCCGGAAAAGCTCGGAAGAATAAACTCACTCGCAAAAGAAAGCGTAGACAGAATATGGGAGCCTATATCCGCAAAAAGATTAAGGCTAAGAGAAGACTGAAACTCCCCATTGTGAAACTCCGCAACAAGATTAGAAGCACCTTCAAAAGAAAGACTAAATTGAAATCCCTAAAGAGGGGTATGCTCCTGACTTCGCCAGAAATCTTGGTGGGGATTGTTCCAAAGATAGATGTGATAGACCAGACTGTGAAAATGGCTGTTGTTCACAATGTTTCACCCCTCACTGGAATGGTGACCTTCTTGATGGAAAACAGTCGCCTTCAATCTATTCCTCTGGAAGTGTTTTTAGAGATAGCTGTTCCAATGTCAGAAGAGGATGAAATGGCTTTGGCTAATCTTATCTTCGCTGAATTGGGAGATTTAGAATATATACCAGTAAGTAGACAGGAGGCTTTGGACTGTGCTTCTTCTCTGATCAATGTAGATGATGAGGCTCAATGTCTGGACGTATCAAGTGATATGGTGAATGAAAGTCTTGGGGTAGATTCTACCAATGGTGTCTCGTTGAAAGTGAAATCACAAGCAGACGAATTCAGGCGCAGCCAATCTGACTGGCACAAAATCAAAGGACTTCCTTTGATGCAAGAGCCAGCAGTCTTCGGTCAGATATTTTATATGGATGAGGATGAGCCAGCAGAGAAAGAGGCTTCTTTCTATCGTGAGCAGCAACATCCTCACCAGATGGGTCAGAATTGGAATAAGAAGGATAAAGACAAGGGAACACCAGAGGGTGATGATGAGAGAGAAACCAATAAGAACCCTACTTGGGTTGTTCCTCAAACTGGCGCACCCTACAACCAAGAAACTGGCGGTCACCCTCCTACACAGGGTCTGACACAACCAGCCGTATACAACAATCCCGGTTCAGCCAAGGTCATACCAAGCGGTCACGGCTTTGTGAACAAAGAGGGATCACAACCATCTCCGAAACGAGTAGCCCGAAGATATTTCAATGCGAAGAATAGCCCTCACTCCAGATGAGATCCTACAAAAGACCTCTCCAAGTATCCTTCAGAAATCACAAGGGTTTAGCCCTCAATTGATTTTCAGCAATCGTGGGATCTCTACTTTTTCGGTTCCAAGCGGAAAGAAGAAATATAAGGTGGTTGTGAAAATCACAAACCCTGAGACATTGGACTGCAAAGTTTCTTGTGATTGTAAATTTTGGAAGTACCAAGGCTGTGAGTATCACGCTAACAGACATAGCTTTCTTTATGGAATTCCCAAAGCTAAAGGAACCAAGCCCAACATTAGAGATCCTGAAGGAAAGAATTGGGTGTGTAAGCATGTGGCAAGTGTTTTGGCTTCTTTACACACAAAGCAGATAACAAAAATGGCTTGTAGAGTAGCTTCTCTTTATTTGGGTCGGTAATTTACCCATAAACAAATCTTAGTAGGAGAACAGTAATGCCAGTGTATTCATATCGTTGCACCAATACAGATTGTGGGGTTGAATTTGATCGATCCCTCCCAATGTCTCTTTATGATCAGCAGCAGAATTGCTCTGATTGTGGAACAGAGGCGAATAAGATGGTGTCTAATGTTGGGTTCATCCTTAAAGGTGATGGGTGGACGGGTAAGAATATGCGGATCAAGAGGCAAATGTCCTCTAAGAATAGAAGGCTTGCAACCAAAGAAAACGAAATGAAAAGGGATGCTCCCAATGTCTCTCTGGCTCCAAATGTTGACGGTGAGAGAGTGGGATCTTGGGCTGAAGCAAGAAAGCTTGCAGCCAGCCAAGGGAAAAATACTGCCTCCTATGATTCTTATGTAAGAAAAGAAAAGAGGGGTCTGAAATGATTGGAGTAGTGCCAAATTTATTAGAGAGATCGCATGGTCTAATTGAAATGACCTTGAGAAATGATCCGAATGTTTCACAATACAAGATTTTAGCTCATAGGAATTTCACTACTGGAATTTCAAGCGGTTGGACAGAGCTTTTCACCGTAAAAAGAGGGGCAATGTTTCGGTCTAAAACCCTGAGAAAGAAAGGTCTTGGTCTGACTATGGATAGCAACCGTGGCTTGACGAGAATGGCTTTTGACATCTCTGATTTTGCTGACGGTGGTGGTGGAGCAGCCCCCACAGTGCCTTTTGAAGAAGAGACTATTTATTTGGTCGTACAGGAATTTAGCAAGGCAACAGGAGCCTATTTGGATCACGGCCCTATTCTGGTGATACCACCAACAGGATTTTTTAATATAAGAAATCCTCTATTACAACTTTCTGGTACGGCTCCAAGTACTGCCAACTGTACTTTGGGAGATCCCTTACCACTCCCAACATCAGGATCACAATTACACCTTGCCTTTCCGTTTTATTCTCAGACGAATAACATCAGAAATTTGGAGCCAGCCAGTGGGAATGACTTATTTTATTCTTCTGGAAACCATATGGGAGCCAGTAAAATTCCAGCAGCTTCAGACTTTGGATTGACCGCAGCGGCATACTCAGAATTGATCCTTGCAGGTAGCGGTGGAGATGTTGAATTCAACATTGCTTTAGGTGTAGCCACATTAGTTTGATCTTTACTTTGATAATACGTTTATACTCTTACCCAAGTAGATAGAGTTAAAAATTCTACAGGAGAAATCATAATGCCTTATATTTGCTTAACCCGAAGTGACGTAGAAGATGGAACCGTACAGGTTCTGGATCTGGTTCCTAACACTTCTTTAAGAAATGCCTCAATCGACCCTGCTGGTCAGACCAGATATGTTAATCGGGTTGACACCTCTACCGTTACGATAGCGACTGCTGTTGTCTATGGTGCTACTATTGGAAAGGATGCTACAGGGCTTGCTGCCTATGTTGCAGACACCTGCCTTCTCGGTGGTGCTTTGCTCAGTACTGTTCAAGTAGCTTCAGCCGTTGAGGACATTGTAGGTCTTATGGATGCTGGTCTTGCTATCACTACTGCTACTGTAAATACTTCGGTTCAAAGTGGAACATATAGTGGCTCTGCCCTTGGTGGAACCTTTGATTGTACTGCAATGGGAACCCTTACAGTAGAGAACCTTCTGAAAGTTTTATCTGGCGCACACTATAAGATCGATAAAGGCACGACTCTTACTACTGCTGCGTTGCAAGGTGGGTTTTACCACGAAAGCAAAGAGTTGAACATTTCTACTGCGATTGACACTGTTAGAAAATCTTACTCTGGCGATGAATTCAACATCTCTCTGGCAGAAGGTCACATGTACCAACTTGCTCAGAGCATCCGTATGTTCAGTAGCTCTATTCAAGTACCTAATAAGAACGGAACCATTTCAGGCTCTCCTTCCAAGACAGAAGGTGAGACTTCTACTGGATATCCAGCCCGTCAATTGGCGAGTATGAAAAATCTTAATTCACTTACTGCTGCTGCTTCAAGAGTTGTCGTTGTCTATGCTGATGACGGTTCTGTGCTTGTTTAATCATTTCATAAAATCTATCAGGAGACTTCACAATGGCTACTAAGGCATACGTTATCACACTAAGAAACGACATTCCCCAAGGAATGCTTCAGACACTTGATCTCTTTCCCAATACTTCTCAGAGAAATCAGATTTATGATCCTCCGGGTCAGACAGGCTATGTGAGACAAGATGCTATGATGTCAAATCCAGCACAGATGGCTCTCACTACCTATACTGATGATAATGGGGCTGCCCTACAGGTTAGTGATGGGGCGACTACTGGTTTGGTTGCATACCTGATGGAGAGGGTTCATTGTGATCCGGGTTCTGCATCTGCAACCGCAGCAGACAACAACAGTTTCCTTTCCGCAGCCCAAGCAATGAAAGCTGCTTCTCTTATCTGCGCTGATGTTTTGGCTGGAACCAGCCTTTCAGCAGCAAGAATTCAAATCCACCTAACTGCTGCTGTTGCAACAGCACCAACTGAGCTTATCGGAGATACCGTTGCGGTAGGTTCTACCGAATCTTATGGGACGGTTGAAGATGTTGTGAAGATCCTTGCTGGACACACCTATACTGTTCCAGATGCTACTATTATAGGATCAGAAGCAAGAGCCGCTGGCTGCTGGAGAAAAGCCTCTGAAAGAGAAACTTTGGTCGATGCTGAGACAACAGCCCTTGGGTATACCGCTCCGATTTATTCTGGTGGTAGCTTCTCAGCCTTTACTGGTCGCCAGTTGTATCTTGGACAGCACCTTTCCTCTTCTATTGCAAGCGGATCTCTGTCTCAATACACTTCCAGCACCTACAATGTTGTGAACGCTAAGACTACAAGCGGAGCTAATAGAGGTGTTGCTTATTCTTATGCAATGGATGCTGATGATTATACCTTCTCAGCCTCTACTGTTTTGGCTACAACCATAATGCCTGTCAGTACTGTTGCTTCAGGTACGGCTGCAAACCCTTCTGTTATAACTACCAGTGAGGAACACGGACTTGCAAACGGTGACAAGTGCTATATCATTAATCACGATGGGGTATTTGTTGCTGCTGGCCCTTACACTGTCGCAAATGTCGCTGGGAAACAGTTTGAAGTTGTTGAAGCTACTACTGCCCTCACCACTGGATATGTTGTATACACAGATGCTAATGGTGCTGCAAAGTACTCCGTACCTGCTTCCTCTTCAGTCTCAGTAGGAACTCAGAGCCTTACTGGTGGTTCTATGGCTGCTATTCGCATTATGGACGAAGACGGTACAGTTATCGCTTAATCAATCGGTGAATTAGTATTTATTGAATGATCCCCTCACCAAATAATTTGGTGGGGGATTTTTTTGGGTAGTGTATCCTTTGACTGATACTCTCATTATATGTAGACAAGATTAAATGGAGATAAAATGGGAACCCAAATTCAAGATGGGAATACTTACCGCACCTCTGATTTATACTATGCAGCCTATTTGAAGGTTGCTGGTGTCCTTCTCACTGGAACCGAAAGAGAAGGAAAGAGAGTGTTTTTTATTTTTGAGAGATCGGAAGCGATCCACGGATTGAAGCAGCAATACTTCAATCGAACCTCCAAGGTTCCAGCTTTGACCTATGCAGATGAGATACGTTCTATGAAGGCATTGACCCACATAGGACGGTAGGAGAATTTACAATGGGTGTAGCATTTCAGTTAGAACAGATTTTGGGAAGAGGCGATTTAGATATCTTTCTCACAACCAGAACAGGAAACCCCTCTAATGCCTATTCCATCACATATGCGGTCTATTGGGTAGATCCGAATACCTCCGCAGAGGTTGTGATTGGATCAGCAGAAAGAACACCAATCAATCCTACTATTGGGGAATACTATGCTGCTCTTATGATCCCTTCTGATAGTACTATCGGGGATTACAGGATTAGATGGACATTCCAAGAGCTATCAACATCACCTCAACAACAGGTCGTACAGGAATTTGCTGTTGTGGGGGGTTTATCTGCCAGCACTAATGATTATACTGATAACGAACAGGCAATGATTGATAAACTGAGGATGCTCCTTAGAGATCAGAACCCTGATAAATTTTATCACTTTCGACCTCCAGAGCATGAAGGATCGATTGGGAATTACAATCGTGTAATTGGCTATGTGTGGGAAGAGGCAGAATTGATGGAATATCTGGAAAGGGGTTTGGATTGGTGGAACATGTTCCCACCCGAAACAGAAGGCTTGAAGAACCTTGATCTTCTGGTTAATAGAAAACCTGTCTGGAGAACGGCTGTCCTATGGTGTGCAATCATACATGCTACTTTTGCCCTTCAAGCGAATTGGACAGTGGAAGAATTTGATTACAGTATCGGGGGAATTTCTCTCAGTCTGGAACGATCTTCCAAGTATGAAATGTTAAGAGCAGGGGCTGAAGCACAAGTCCAGACTGCTACTGAGATGAAACAAAGAACTACCAAATATATCCGTGGGTTACAGCAGCCCAAATACGGTGTGGGGATCAGATCTGCATTCGGTCCGCAGGTTGGTAGGGGAGTTTTATCTCCAAGAGGATTTATTGGGTAGTATCCCTAAGAACCACCACTGCCTATTTTGGCTATTAAAAACCATAAGTAATGGAGAGACATAAATGTCTGACACAAATGAAACTACAAATGAAACCCCAACTATGACCCTTCTTCCAGAAGAAGTCCAAAACCTGAACGGTCTTCGTCAAGGTGCTAATCAGCTTGCTCTGGAAATCGGAAACCTTGAAGTGCGTAAGGCTCGTCTGCTTGGCAACATCTCTGAAGTTGAAGCTAATGCTCAGACCCTTTTGAATCGTGTTGGTATCCGTCTTCAAATTCCTGATGGACAGCCTTGGCAGGTGTCTCCAACAGGTGAAGTTGTTCTGCTCGACCCCAATGAAACCGCATAATGACTACTGGCAATAGATGGATCGCACCCGATGGGAATAACCCTGAACCCCCCGACAATGTTCAAGTCTTTACAGGATATAGACACGGAATAATTGATCTTAGGTGGGATGATCCATCATTGCAGTATGAGAATACGAATTTCTCAGTCATTGGTGTGAATATCTATCGATCTGTTGGATCAGATAGAGGGCCGTATCATAGGATCAACAAAGCTCCCATAGGGGGTGGTTTCTATCGGGATTCAACTCAATATGAGAGGATCACACAAGAAACTGTCACCACTTGGGTTGGTTTTGGTGATCAAGCCAATAGAAGGTCTTGGACACTAAAGACCAAACTACCAATACACAAGAACCCTCCGAATCCACCATACGGAACACCTACTTTTGGTAACCATCCAAGTGATGTGAAAGTATATGTTGATGGTGTAGAGGTTGTTGTTGATGATGTCTTTGGGAGATCTGGTGAAGTAAGAATTCTGAACCAACCGAATTATAATGTTGGAACAGATAAATTTGATGCTGCTACGATCCCATCAGATAGCTCCACAGTGACTGTTAGCTATTGGACGAATAGAAATCACGTTCGATCAGGTTTGGATGCGAAGATATTTTACAGGGTTACCACTGTAGCTCTTTCAGATGAATCTACCAGTGGCTTATTAGAGACAGATTTAGCAGATACTCAGGCTGTGTCTAATATAGAAGTTGAAACTCTGGATTATATCTGGAGAGAAGCTATTCGCAGGAATAACTGGATCTTGGAACAGGGTGGTGAACGAGTAAAGGTCTTTGTGAGAAAGCAGTCTGGTGTGATCTGTAACTGTAAGATGGATGAGAGAAGTCTGGAATATACGAAGATGCCCTCTAATCGTTGTCTTACTTGTTATGGCACTGGATTTATCGGAGGGTATGAAGGCCCTTATGAGACAATACTTGCTCCAGACGAGGCAGAACGTAAAGTTTCACAAACCAGATTTGGTCGCAGATTGGAACATTCATATGAAGTCTTTATGGGACCATCTCCTATTATGACCCAAAGGGATTTCATTGTGAAACAGACAAATGAAAGATACTCTGTGGGATCTGTGAGAAGACCAACTAATCGGGGGAATCTTTTACAGCAGCATTTTCAGATTGGTTATTTGGATGAAGGGGATGTTCGATATAAAGTACCGATTAACGGAACAGGTGAATTCCTCTGGCCTGAAACAAGAGATATTAGGGATAGAGGGCCACTTACGGGAACACGCTATGCTCCAACCCCACACGGCACTGGTGCTGCTACTCCGATGGGTACAGATAAGACTGGCATAGAGGACGAAAGAGAGCAGAGAGGTCGTTCAAGGGTTTGGGAAAATCAGAATTATTAGTGAGGGGAAACTATGGCTGTTGGAACGGCAAAATCAGGCTCCTTTTCTAAGAAGATTTCTAAGAGCCTTCAGACTGCGCTCCTCAATAAGAAATTAAAGAAGAAGTGCCTTCACGCTCTTGGCAGATCCCTTGTGAAACACATTGTAGCAGAGGCGAAGAAGGACTTTGCCAAAGCAAAGAGATCCCCAAGAGGTAAGCCCGTACCGTCTGGTGGGGGTCTTGGCGAATCGTTCTTTAAGAGTGTTCGATATCGTTTGGTTGGAGAAAGCTCAATTGAAGTTTATTCAAAGTGGGAATGGATAGACTCTCTTTTGGTAGGTGCGCCTAAAGCCAAAATGTCTCACATGGTAGCGGAGAATAATCCTAAGCTGTGGAGATCGGGGAAGGAGGGTAAGGTTAGGAAAGCACTTCCCTTAAAAGGAGATGATGGAAAAATCATCTTCAGAGTAGCCCCTTTGAAGTTGGAGAATGCTTGGGTGCATCCCGGTATTCACAAACATACTTTTTGGGAGCGAGGAAGAAGGAAATGGAGAGCTACTGCTGCTTCGGTTCTTGCTGCTTGCATTCAGAAAAATCTTAATAAGTGAGAATATTATGAAAAAGGACAAACCCACCCCTCCAGCTTTTGAAAGTCTTTCAAAAGCAGAATTGAAAGAGATTGAAGAAGAAGTAGATCGCTTGGTGGATTCTTCTGATGAAATTGAGGATGCTCAAATAGAAGTCATTGCTGAATTATTTTCATATTATTCAGAGGTTGCTCAAGTTGAAAATCAAGTGTCGGTAGAATGGATCAAGATAGAGGAATCGGGGTCATAAAATGTATTTTCAACTTACAGAAAGTATTAAAAGGAGAATAATCCTTGAATTAAGGAGATACTGGCAATACCATCCTAAGTATCCAGAATTGGTAGATAATATTCAGGGAAAATATGCCTTCTCTGAGCGACCTCAGTACGGAATCATTGTGAAAGTCAGCGGTGGAAACCGTGTTGATATGTCGGCAGATAACTTCCGTGGGATTGTGAGATCATATGTATTTCTCACAAAGACAAATAATAAGCCGGGACTGGCTTTGGAATGGGTCAGAGAAGACAGTCGTGCAATTCAAAACAATAATGGTATTTTCCCCTCTTCAGCAGGGGTTTATTATATCGATCTTACAGAAGATAATGAATTTTATGTAGATCCATTGCTTGATGTGAGGGATGAGATTTTGGAGAGGGTCACGAATAAAGAGTGGAAGCTATCTCAACCCCCCCTTCAAAATACTGTGAAACTTCACGAAATGCCTTCAGCAGCAAGACTGTTTGAGGGTACGGATTACACGATAGACTATACTACTAAGGTAATTACGCTTACCAACCCTGTAACAAAAGGAAGGCATTTGGTAGCAGACTACCGCTATCCAGCAGAAAGTACGGGGCCGTTCACAATCATTGAAAACAGGGCAAATACGACAGCCATTTCGGGAGTTGTATTGGCTTTTGGTAGGCTGTGTCAGAAGGGAGATCAAATGGCTGTCGTGGTTCAAGAATCTCGTCAAGCAGCCTCAATGGAATATGGTGGGAGATGGGAAATTTCTTTAGATTGTGATATTATGGCGAGAGATATTTTTGCCCAACAGGAGCTTGTAGATCGTACCCTTATTTATTTGTGGGGAATAGCCAGATCCAGAATGTCCAGAGAGGGATTGGAAATGAAAGATCTTTCTTTCGGTGGAGAATCCGAGGAGATCTATGATGAGACAGGGGATGATTATTTTTTCAATGCTAATTTCACAATGACTATTGAGGCAGAGTGGTCAATATATGTACCGCTGGCTCCTATGATAAAATACGCATCTCCTGTTTCAGATGCTCAAGCAAAGAAAATCTCTGGATTATCTGATGAAGAAGTGGTTGGGATAAAGTCAAGCATACAAACTTTTGAGGATCTTGGTTTGGAAATCGCTGAAGATCCTTTCTATGGTAAAAGATCCCGTACCTTTGAAAAAATAGGGTGATAAAAAATGCCTGTATATGATTATCTTTGTAACCCCTGTGGGATTTTATTTGAGAAGTCTGTTTCCTTCTCAAAAAGAGAAGAAAAACAATCTTGTCCAGAATGTTCTGAAGGTTGTGATCCCCAGATAACAAAGGATGTGTCTTTTTCTTTTAATCCAAAAATTACCTCCCCTGCACCTCAAAATACAGGATTATCCTCTTATGACCATATGGTAGACAGGGTGATTGGTAAGTCTGCTGAGAATGGCTGGCGAAAGCAAGAAGAGAGAACAGAGCAAAAAAGAAAACTATTAAGGGAGAACCCCAACTCTGAGTATGGGCATATTTCCAGAAATCCAGATTCTACATATAGAGTTATGGGTGAAGAAGAGACTGAGGTGGTTGATGATCGCAATAAAAAGGCTATGACTTTCATAAGAAAGAAAGGTAGGGAACTTGGGTAGCCCTCTCTCCAATCTCTGATTTGGACAGATAAGATTAGATTTAAAAACAGATGAGACTTTTATTGACCTATAATTTCCGATTTCTTTGATAGTCGGTCTATTGAAATGTAGAAATGAGAAACACTTCATCTAATCTTCACTATTGAGAGGACAACAATGGCTTTTCCCGGATCAATTTATGCACCGCCGGGTGTTTACACACAGACCCTTTTTGAAAACCCCTTATCAGGGAATGTCAACCTTCTTCGTATCCCCGTCTTCATTGGTGAGGGATCTGAATCTTTAGCTCAGTCTAATCTGTATATGGTTAGAGGATCTGCTGCTGACAGAGATCAGAAAGTAGCTATGGAAGATGCTACGGGTAGAGCCGTTACAGGAACCTTGGCTGATGGATCTATTACTCTTGGTGTTTGGGATGGAAGCATTTCAAAATTTCAAGTGAGAAATTATCCTCTTGTTGACGGTTCTGGTGCTGGCACTACTACTAATGATCGTTCTTCTGTACAGGTCTTTGTGAATAACAAGCCTGTTGTGATTCGTTCTGTTGCTGGTCTTACTGGTGTCGTTGAATTAGCTGCTGCTCCTAAAGAAGATGATGTTGTTCGTTGTACCTACTTCTTCAATAGAACAGACACTTTGGTTACTGATAATGTGTCTTCTCAAATCACTGCTGGAAAAGCCACTATGTATGGTGAGGTGGGAATTTTAGATACAGAGATTGGTGGTACTGAAGTTTTCAAGATCACTGAGGATAGTAACGATTCCCTGACCCTGACTGTTGATGGTACGGAATACACTATTGAGTTTCCAGAAGGAAGCTACACTGCCAATCAGATGAAGACCCTCTTGAATTCTGCTGGAGCAGGTACTCTTCTGGCTTCTTATGCGAAGAACAATCAAGGAAAAAATGCTCTAATCCTGACTGCTGATGTCTCTATTGCAATGGGATCAGATACAGCCACATCCACGCTTGGCTTGGTTTCTGGATTAGAAACCTCCCGTAATGCTACCTTCTTTACTCATAACGGCCCGATTGTAGATGGTACTAATGGTGGTGTTGCTGTTGTAGCTGCAACAAAATCTGCTGTTGTTGTGAAAGTAGATGGTGTTCAGGTCATTCCTGCATCTGTAGACGGCAAGAACCGAAAAGTGGTTCTCTCTACACCTCCTAAAGATGGATCGGTTGTAACTGTCACCTATTACTACAATACTTGGGAAGATACTTTTGATTATCTTGCTCACATCAATGTGACTGCTGTCACTATGTGTGGTGACCAAGCCCCTGATCGAAATGACTTCATTGACGGTGAAAGCTTTGTCCTGAAGGATGATAAGATTGTTTGGGGAACTGCTGCCTTGGTTTCATCTAAAGATGCTACTTCAGGATCTACTGAGTTTGGATCTAATCAGATCACCACTTCTTTAGTAGATGATCAATTCTTTATGGCTCCCTGCACTCCCCTTCAAGAAACCGTAAACGGTTTGAAGGTTGATAGTCTGACCAAATTCACCCTCCCTGCACAACCTACAAGTGGTAATGGTAGAAACTTCCCTCTTGGATCATCTATGTTCACAACCCTTGTGAACGGAAGAGTGGATCTTCCCACTAATAGACCAGACCTTGTGACAGCTTATTGGGGATATGGTGTTCAGGATGCACAGGATAGAGGTGCTGTGGCGGTGACTTCTGTTGATTATACAGATTCCACTTTCACATTGGCAAGCGGTGTTCCCACTGGAGCCACTGTATACGCTACCTTCTACTATAACAACATCACGGATTCTGAGTACACCATTACTGCCGACACTTCTGGAGCCAGTGGAACAGGTGAGTACTCTATGGTTAGGGGTGTTAGCACTCTCACAACCATTTTCCACGCAAAAATGGACAGAGATTCCAAGTCTGTTAACCTTGCTTCTATTGACGTACTCTTTCCAAGCGGTACAGAATTGACCCAAGATACCAGAATGGAAGCCTCTCAACTTCACGGTGCTGATGCAAGTTTCACTGGCTCTGTTGAAGAGACTGCTACGGTGACTTTTGGAACCACCCAAGATTCACCAGCGAAAATTGCGGTGTCTAATGCTTCACCCTACTACTTTGTAGAGTCTAAGAGTGACAACGCTCTTATCAAGATTGATGGTTCTCAGACCTATACAATCGATCTTTCAGATCCACATGCTACTTCTTGTGGAGTGTTGGCTTCTCTTATTGGAGATGAGATTCCCTATGGAGCTACCGCCTTCACACAGAATACTATTGACAGCACAAATAGAGAGCTTGCTATTGCAGTAGATGCTCAGACTATTGAAGCCTCTGCGAATTCTGGAAATGATGATGTTACTGAATTTGTGGATCGTTTGAATGAAGCCTCTCACGGAATTTCTGTAACTGCTTCAGCAACAGGAACCACAACTACAGCTATTGACACTACTGCTGGTTATTTGTCTGACATTGATGATTATTATGTTGGCTGGGAAGTGGTTGTAGAAGAACAGAATTCAGGCTCTGCCGTTGTAGTTGGTGAGAAGCAGACAGTCACTGCTTATGATGCAGCCACGAATACTCTCACATTTGGAGCCTTCTCTGACATTATAGATACTACTGACAAGCTGTATCTCTACAATCCAAGTACTCAACCAACTTATTATTGTGGAAGTAAATTCCTCTCAGGTATGAAACTTGGTGGTGGTGAAGGATACCATCAGCTAACCATAGAATACTATGGGGCAGTTGCTGGTGCTATGACAGAGACAATTTCTTTCGCTGGAACATATACTTCTGCTTCTGCAATTGCAAGTGAGATCCAAACTCAGTTAGATGCCGTTGGGTGTACTGCCTATAACGGAACAAATACACAAGCGAATTTCACCGCACCTGAAATCACTGTTACTGCGGATAGCTCTGGAAGAATTAAATTCTCTTTCCGTAGAGCAGCTACAGATGTTGGTGGTGGATACTTTGCCTTCACTGAAGATTCTACTCCGCATGATGATTTTGCTACCTTGGCTTGCATTGATGCAAATGCTACAGGTGCAGGTGGTGCAGGTGTTCACATTCTTCACGGTGACATTGCTACTTATTATAGAGCATCAGGCCCAACCAAACACCTTAATGACAGACTGATCCTTAGAAATCGTCTTGTACCGGGTGGTGGTTCTGGAGCATCTTCACCTGCTGGAACAACTGCTCACAATGTGCTTTCACAATGTAAACTGCAAGTGAAGGCTGGTACTGCAAACACTATCTGCGGATTGACTTTGAATGCTACAGGCTCTGCTTCTGCTGGAGCCGTTGTGAATTCAGCTACTTTAGTAGCAGACATTGGAAATTCACTTCAGGATACTGCAAGTGGTTCAACTCTCCAAGGTGAGGCTGCTGTTGTATTTTACAATGGTGATGGAACCAAGGCAGCAAACAATGTTCTTGATATTACAGTAGATGGAAAATTTGTCCAAGTGGAGTTTACAGCTACAGATAGTGGAACCACTACTCCTATTGGAAGTGGTGATGCTCGTTCTTCCATAAATGCTGCTTCTGTTATTGGTCAGATTAAAGCTGCTGCTAACACTGCTTATCCTAATCACTTTGGTGTGGTGGGAAGTGCTACAATGGATGCTTTTGTTCGTAGAGAGGGTTTTGGAATTCGCTTCTCCTCTCTCCTTTCAACCAGTAAGAGCAAGGTTTTAATCGGTACAGGAAGTGCTAACTCTACTCTTGGTTTGACAGATGGATCAACAGCCCTTCGCTCTGCAACCTCCACAGCAGAAGTAGCCAGTATCCTTATGGGAGATGTGGCTTCTTTTGGAGATTACCTCTTAGGGGCAACCCAAGATTACGGAGCAAATGGATCTTCCGTTACTGGAACTGATTTCACTGCCAAAGCATTAGCTCTTGTTATTGAAGATAGTGGTGGTCAGGATTATCTCTACATCAAGAGCAAGTCTGTAGGTGCTACTTCTTCTGTTGTATTGGACAATGCTGCTTCTAATGATTGGCTCTCCTATGGAACCTTGATTGGAGTTACGGCTGGAGACAGTGCTAATGGTGAAGATGGAATTAACGGCTTCTTTGTTACTTCCAATAACTCTGCTGGATCTGGATCTAAGAACAATAGTGTTCTGAACAATGGTACTGGTCAAGACGGTGTTATCGGACAGACCTACCAAGATGCTATCACTGGATTGACTTTCACAATCCTTCCAAGAAACGGTGGCGGAGATTATCCTGCTACTGGAACTTTCAACATAGATGTTTCATCTACTTTCACAACGGATGCGAATTATCCCGTTAATATTCCGGGAATTGAGTTGACGGTTGCGAATACCTATGGTGTTTCAGAGGGTGATACAGCTACGCTGGAAACCTTCTCTAAGACTGGAGATCAGCCTTTGATTGGTGGTGTCTACTATGTCTCTTATACATACAGCAAGCAAGACTATGAGACTAAGTTATTCTCAAAGCTGTCTGCTATTGTGAATAGATATGGTGCTGTGCATCCTGATAACCCACTCTCTCTGGCTGCTTATTTAGCCATTTTGAATGGGGCGACAATTGTTGGTATGAAGCAAATCACTAAAGATTCGGACAACAATTCTACTCAGGCTTCTGTTGCCAGCTATATTGAGGCTGTGGATGCTCTTGAGGGTCGTATTTCATCAGCAGCCTCTCCGAGCGTGTTAGTGCCTCTTCGTGGGGATAGCTCAGACCTCTTCTCTTATATTTCAAAGCATTGTGATATTCAATCTTCTATCCGCTATCGCTCTGAGAGAACAGCGTTGTTGGGTATGGGTGCTGGTACAGAACCCTCCGATGTTACTGCTCTGGCACAAGTCCTTGGCAATACCAGAGTCCGCATAGTCTATCCTGATAGTGCTATCGTACCTTTGGCAGATAACAACAATGATACTACAGAGTATTTCATTGAAGGCCCATTTATAGCTGCTGCTATGGTTGGTAATCGTGTCTCCCCCAATAGAGATGTGGCAACCCCTTGGACGGGAGCGCAATTGGTTGGGTTCTCTGTTTTAGGTAGAGATATGGATGCTGTTGAAATGAACCAAATCGCTACTAAGGGTGTAACAATCCTAACCACTCAGGCTCCGTTCTTGAAAGTAAGACACGGTTTGACTACTGATATGACAAATGTTCTCACAAAGACACCAACTGTCATTCAGATTTCAGACCACGTTCAGAAAAATGCCAGAGCCGTTCTTGGTCGTTTTATTGGATTGAAATTCCTTCCAACGATTTTGACACAAGTTGAGGGTCGTTTAGCTCAGATGTTCATTGGAATGGTTAATGGTCAGATTGTAGCTGCTTACACTGGTATTGCTGCCAATGTCTCTGCTGATGATCCAACTGTTGCAGAGGTGGAAGCATATTATCAACCAGTGTTCCCTTTGTTATATCTGGTACTCACTTTTAATCTCCGTAGTAGCTTATAATTCCTGTTTGAAGATGAAGTTGTGGGGGGAAGCTCTTTTGGGGCTTCCCCCTTTTTTATAGAAAATGAAAAAGGGTTGAGAAGCCTCAACCCTTTTTTTGCGGAAGATAAAAAAGTGCTTACATAGCGTTTTTTATCTCCTGTACAGTTTTACGAAGATCCTTGCAGGTAGACGAGACTTCTTGCAGAGCTTTGCGAACTCTGGTAGCAGCAGCCTTATTTCCTTTGGTATCAAATTTCACAGCATCTTCTTTAGCAGTTGTGAGTGTTTCAATCAGTGTGGTGATTGCATCCGTGGTTGTTGTATTGGTTGTAGTCATTTTATTTTCTCCAGAAAAAGCAAAAAAAGGGCAAAGTTGTTAAACCTTGCCCTTATTATACTCATCAAAACCCACTTTCAACCCCTGAGAGGCTAATTTCTTAGATCAGGGGAAATGTTTGGGTTGCAAGCACCACAAGCCAACCCCCCTCTTGGGGTTGGGTAAACAGACATCCTGACACTTTCACAGACTGGACAGACGACTTCAATGAGATCCTGTCTGTAAATCTCCAGTAGGGAAAGCCCCTTTTCTGTGTGGGTAGCTATTTGCTCCTCTAACTGAGCCTTTGCTCTCTTTTCGTAAGCCTTCCTTCGCAGAGACTTCGCCTGAGAACGAGATACCCATTTACCTTTTTCCCACCAAGGTAGGTTCAGCCAGCAGAGAACACCATCTTCTTCAATCTCTTCAGATTCTTCTTCAGGTTCTATCTCTTCTTCAATGATTTCAACAATCTGAAAATACTGCCGACCACTCTCTTTGGTGATCACTTCTAATTCAGGTGCAGCATCAATTACTTCTTGGAACCTTTTGGCACTGAGCCTTTTGACTCCAAGGGCTTCTGACACTACGCTTTTGAAGCCTTTAATGGTCTTCTTTCCAAGACCTTTCTTAATGGTCTGGAGATAAGTCCTGACTTCCTCAGTAAGAGCCTCTACAGCCCTTTCTACGGGATTGAGGTTATCTTGTGTGGGTTGTGTGGGTTGAGCCTTCTTCTTCCCACCAGCAGCCTCTGAGAGTGCTTCTGATCGATCAGAGAAGGTACTATTTTCTTTCCGCATCTCTGCGAATAAATCAAAACCTTTCATAATTTACTCCTATTTAATTGAGGAGATGCTTCCTCAATACTTATACAGGTCAGCTTTCTTTCCACAGAAACTTTTTTATTCTTCTATATTTCTAAAGGTGTAGGGTAGTGCAACAATTCGGAGGCTAATCGCTATGACCACTAACACAGATAAAAATCCTGCTAATGGAATTCAAGGCTCGTCCTATCTTTATGATTATGGAACCAGCCCCAACACCAGAACCGCAGTCTCTCAAAAGGTACGGGTTTTAACCCCGACCTATGGCACTGGAGATGATTCAGGGGTTATGACCCAAATGGGTGTTCTTTCTAATTTCGCTCCTTCTATTTCACGAACTGTCGATGAACTTCGTGGTATCGGTTTTGGAGATCAGGTGGCAGAGCTTGTACCAAGCATCACGGCTGCACCAACAGGAAATATGGAGAGAGCTTTGCTTTATCTCTGTAATCTCTGGCAAGCTACTGGATACGCTGGTGGTATTGATGGCCCCGTTCGTTCACTTTCACATCATAGATGGCCTTTTGACATTGAGCAGCAGATGGTATTCTCCACGCTTGCGGATATGGATTTAGGAAAGGCAAATATAGGGGAAAATGGTGCAACAGGAACCTTTGAAGGAGGTACTAAAGCTATCACCTACCCAGATGTTACTGTGGATGCCACTTCGACTGGTTACCCAGAAAATTTGGGGCATACTGCTATCATTACAATTTATGAGGCTTGTTGGTTCACTTCGTGGTCAGCCACTTTCGCAAAAGACAGTGGGATGATTATGGAATCTGGAGATGTAATGATTTCTGACATCCACGACTTCTCCACAATGTATGGTGAATTCCTTGCTACTGGTAATGACCCATCAATTGGTCAGCTTGGTTCGGTTCGCTTTTCTGGTGGTGCTGGTGCTGGTGGTTCCGACTTTGTGACTTCATGACTTCAGCCTAAATATATATGGGTAGAATTGGAATTAGACTTTAATTCCAATTCTAAAACCCAACCCCGTTACGGTGGAAAAGATTAAAATGTGCAAAGAAAATAGATAAATGTAAACTTGTTGACTACTCCCCTTTCCGTCATTTTATGATTGGACATTAAAAATCAAATAAACCAAATTTATCAAACCTGTACTTTTCTTTCTTTCCACTGGAATTGGGGTCTGTATCTCTAAGGAGCAGACTTCATGCTAAATTTACAAAACTTGAAAGAAGCGTTTTCCGATCTTGATCAGATTGGGAAGGGCGAAACCACTTTTGAAATCAACAATACGACTATTACTATTAGGCTCCTACTCCCTTCTGAGGAAATGGATGTTCAAAAGCAAGCAGGACAAGCCTATAGTGATAACAACGATACGGGTCAGGCAGTAGCTACCGCAGCCTATCTTGAAAACTTCAAGATAAATGTTTTGTCTTATGCTGTAATTGCTGTTGGGGATTGTGATCTCAGAAATGAGGAATATGTAGAAACAGGAGAATACCTAAAGAGTGGTGTTGCTGTAAAAATTCCAAAAACAAAAGCGGTGAAGGACCTTCTCTCTAATTTTTCCCGTAAGGTTTTAGATGGTATTTTTCAGAGATACACGGATCTATCTACAAGGATAGATCTACAAAGTGAAGAATTGATGGACTACGTTCCTATTGATCTGGAAGCCGAAGTAGAAAGGTTGGAAGCCAAGTTATCTGTTCTGAGGGATAGGCTTGGTCAGGGAGAGGATGATGAGAATTCTGAGAATGTGAAAACAGATGAATCTCAATCCTCAGAAAGTCCTATAGAAACTACTCCTCAAGCAAAACCCCCTCCTCCAAAAGAAGCACAGGTTCAACCTCCAAAACCCCAATCCAATACCAGCCCTCCGAAAAAGAGACAGAGGATTTCTCCACAAACAGCACCCCCTCCCGTAGAGAAGCGTACTGAGATGAGTAAAGAGGAGGTTTTAGAAACCCTTCAATCTTCCTTTGTAGAGAAGGATGAAGATGGGGGCTTTCCAGAAGCAGCCCTCTTAAATGAACACGCAAGATTATCCAAGATTCGTGAAAGTAGAAAACCAACACCCCCTCCTGTTCAAAGACATAGAAAAGCACCCCATTAACAAGCAAAAAAAACTCAGAGTGAAGTAGTGGGAGAATTGGGGGGTGTTCCCGTATATCAGACGGGAGAAACACAGGAATTAGCTCGCCCACCTCAACAACCCAACGCTCCAACAACGATAAATGATGATCGTCCAAGTGATCGCACATTAAACCCAAGGTTTAAAGGACGTTAAATGTGAGATTGCCCCCAACTACTTATGAGCAGAGAAGACCTTTATACGATGATTTAGTAAGCCTACTTGTTAGGGGTTTCTTATCTCATAGGATTACAGTGGGTTCTTCGGTTGTGTGTCTTCGGGGTCTTAATGAAGTAGATAGCTTCTATATCTCTAATTGTGCTGAAGAGGAAAATGATAGAGACTGGATGCAATGGTCTGTAGCTCGTTCTATTTGGATGATGAATGGTCTGAATTTATTGGGAGAGAAGAATTCTGCCTATATGGTGTACTCTCACATTAAGAACCTTCGATTACCTCTTCTCACAACAGTTTTCCATCAGGTTCTTGATTTAAGCAAAAAGACCGGCAAACAAAACGCAGCGATAGAGTCTTATATGCTTGAAGATCACAGCAGAGCATTGTGGCTTCAGTGTAAGAGCCTCTCAATTCCTTCAGAGAGATATAATGGGATTGTTGGTTGTGAATCTTTAGGGATGAATGTGGCTCAAAAGCTTTGGTCTTCCTTTAATCAAGTTGAAGATATAAGATTGGAGGAAAGAAGAAGATGGTCACATATTAAATTTTTAGCCAGCGCAAATGCCCCCAAGGGAATTGAAAAACTTAATCGTAAGGAAGAATCTGCTGAGAAACAGGAAGATGCTCGTAGACAAAGAATTCGGGATGAATTTTATTACACCACGAAGGGTATTCTCTCTGATGAAAACAAAGAGGATGCTCTGGCAGGGAAAATTATCCGATCTGCTTCTACTCCTGATGAATTAGAAGATGAGATGAAAAGGTGGGTATCTGGTGAATTTGATGAACACGATAAAATAGTACAAGCCTATAAGAATAGGATCAAGGAAACACATGTTGCTGAATTAAAAGCCCGTCAGGAACGTCTTTTGCAAATTCAAAAGGAACTGGAAGAGTCTGGTGATGACAAAGAGGCGGTGACCATAACTCCATTGATTGGCTATACCGCTGATCAATTGAGAGAGCTTCTTTCTTCTAAAGGAAGCCGGGTCAAAAAGGTAATTGAGATGTCTCCCCACGAAGGTCTATATAATCGTCACGTTGAAGAAGTTGCTTCTGCTGGAAAGCTAAAGGTTTCTAAAGAGGGTCGGATTGTTGTGAGAGGAGATCCGAATACGGATACTCTTATGGAAGATATCGCTTCTCGTTCTGTCACTGGTGGAGTGAAAGATGGCTGATACCGCTACTATGCACATAGACTTTCAAGCGAGTCTTGAAAGTGTCAATAACATGGCTAAACAAGTCTCTGGAGCCATGTTCAGGACTATGATGGAGGCTGTTGGAGAAGGTACAAAAGCAGGTCTTGATGCTTCTTTTCTTAGTAGTAGTGTAAAGAAAGACATTTCCGATGTCTGGGCTTCCAATCTCACAAAGGGGGCAGAAGAAGCAAACAAGAAGATCAAAGCCCTTAATACAGAGATGCAAACTGCTCTTAATTCTGCTCAGTCAGCAGCAGATAAAAAGCAAATAGAAGAAAAATTTGCTCTGAGAAGACAAAAGGTAGAGCAAGAATTTGCTAATATGTCTGCTCGTATGAATCAGTTTGCAGACGAAGAATTCAAACTGCGTTCTGAGAAATATAAAAAGCTAAATAAGATCCTTGCAGAAGGTAATGAAAATGCAGCGAAGCATTGGGGAGAACAGGCTGGAAAGGAGATCAAGGGTGTAACCAATATCTTTCAGGCTTTGAAATCTGGAAAGATTGGTGATGTTTTCACAGAATTAAGCGGTATGCAAGGTCGCAGGGCTGGTAGAAAACACGCAAAAGCTGGAAAGCTAATGAAGCAGGGGAAGGTGGGGCAAGCAGCAGTAATGGGTAAATCCGCTGCTATGCTTGGAAAATCCGCTTTAATGCTTGGCGCAGCAGCAGCACCTTTAGCAGCAGCAGCCCTTTTGATTGGTGGTTTTGTCCTTCTGATGATGAAGGCTTTCAGCCACATGCAAGAATTCAATAAAGAAATTCTGAAGTTGGCTTCTTCTATGGATGTTGCAGCCTCCTATGGTGGGGATTTACAAAAGGGTCTTCAAGATATCCGAGGTGCTGCTGCCCATATGGATATGGTTACGATGGGTTTCCAGAAAGAAGACGTATTGAAGGTTCTTGGAGCCTACAATACGGCTAATCTCACATTCAAAGAATTGAGAGGGAACGCTAAAGCAGGAGCAGAAACCCAAGCTAAATTTCAAAACGTGATGCTCAAAACTGCTGCTATTGCCAGATCCACTGGAATGGAGATGGAAAAAGTGGCTGAAATGGCTGCTGTAAGACTTGAAGAACAAGGTGGTACAATTGAAGGTGTTTGGGAACAATTCGCAGCGGTATCTGTAGCTGCAAAAGACAGTGGGTTCAATACCAAGAGATTTTTCACAACGGTCTTGGAAGCCACCTCTGGAATGGCTCTTTACAATGCCAGAGTTGCAGAGGCTGGAAACCTACTGATTAATCTTGGAAAGGTGTTGGGTGCTAAAATGGCTGGAGACACCCTGAAAGAACTATCTAAGGGATTTAAGGATGAGAGCTTTGCAGACAGCTATAAGAGGGTTCTAAAGACAGGTGGTGCTGCTTCCAGAGAGGTTTTCAAAACGGAAGCCAGCGTAGCCAGTCAGCAATTTCTTACCAACCTTGGAGAGCAGTCAACTCAACTTAAAGATGCCTTAAAGACTGCTGTTAATGTTGATTTAGACTTGAGTGGTAATGCTGAAGAGAATGCTGAAAGATTAGCAGGGGTAATGGGTAAGCTAACCAACAATGAACGGGAAAAGCTTGTTGGGGAGCTAATTGCCAATAAGAATTTCAATAGAGACAACGTAAGACAAATTTCTTCTCTCATTAGTCTTGGTCGTGCAGCCAGCGGTAATCAAGAAGATATGGCTATGGCTATGAATGAGTTAGGGCCGGGTGGTGTTTTGTATATGCAGTTGAAGGCTGCAAACAAGGTTCTTGGAGCCAACACAAAAATCCACGATCTATCACTTACACAGGCAATGGCTTTACAGTCAATGGAAGGCTACAGCCGTGAACAGATAAAGAAACTTCAAGAAATATCAGTCCAATCTCACGGTTCTTGGACAAAACTTCAGGAAATGTATAATTCTGGCAATATAGATATGTCTAATGAGGACATGGTTAAGGCATTTGGGGCATATATAACTGAGAATGGAGATATTATTGCAGCAAAGCTGGATGAGAACGGGGTTTATATTGAAGAGACTTCTGAGAGACAGGTAAAAAATGCAGAACAGTTAGTAGCTTTACAAATGGCTCAACAGGAGAAAGAGTTGAAGCCAGCAATGAAACTAACGGAATTCTACTCTTGGCAGACAGCAGTTGCAACGGTCACCTTGGGCGACCTGATGAAAGGTACGATAGCAGCCATTCTGGAGACTATTGCTGGATACCTTGTTCCGATTATGGCTTGGGTAACGGGAGGTCTTTCTGAGGATGAGAAAGAAGCCAAGCAAGAGGCTCTTACACAACTTCACGGCAAGAGGAAGGCTGAAAGAGAAACCCGTATGGAACAAAAAGACATTATGAACAAGCAGAGGGAGATCCTGAAAACTTCAAAGAAGGACTCCGAAGAATATAAGAAAGCTGAAAAAGAATACAACAAAGCTGAAAGGAAAGTAAGACAATCTACGTTTAGAGAAAAAGGCATAGAAGCCCAAGAAGAAACCATCAAGGGATACCAGCAAAAGAAAACCTCTTTTACGATATTTGGTATGGATGCTGGTTCTTTGATTGGTCAAGAGGAGAATGAGATTGGCAGAGTTGATCTCTCTTCTGCTGAGAATTATATCAAGGCTTCTGAAGGAAGAGGAGTAGGCACAGGATCTACTTGGATGGAATCTGGTACTGAGTTTGCTCTCACTACGGGTATACCGGGCGGTGGTGGCTATGCTATGAGGGGACTGTCAACAGCAGCGAAATATGGCGCACCAGCGGTGGTGGGTGCTGGTGGTGTCTATGCAGATGCCCGTACAGACCCAATGACTAAAAACCTTCAAAAAACCATTGACAATATGACAGGAGAACAGAAGAAAATATATGAGTTTGCTGTTTCTCAAGGGGTCACTGGAAGTGGTGCAGTCCAAGCAGCCTATGGTAAAGATGAAACGGTGATGAATGCGTGGCTTGCTGCTGAAGAAAAACGGAAGAAGAGAGAGGAGGAAGCCAAAAAAGAAGCCGAAAAGACTTCAAAATCTACCTCCGAAACAGTAGATGAATTGAAGGATATAAAGAAGGAGCAGAAGTATGCCGCTGCTATGAGCGGTCAACCTGTCAACTATGGTGGAGGTACTGATGCTGCTGCCCTTACTGCTCTTGGACAGCAAGCAAAGGGTCTTACTGGCTCTAAAAAAGCAGAATTTTTAGAGGCTTTAAAGAATTTCGATGCTGGAGATCGTGAGATTGTGAAAGGAGGTATGAAGGATGGGTATGCTCTTTTCTCACCAATGAAAGGCTCTCCTACTGTCGTTCCTCTGGATCGTGACGATCAAGTTGAAATGATGGCTTCTAAAAAAGGAGGGGGTCTTAGTAAATTTGGTGGTGGTAGAGGTGGAACTAATATCTATAATTTCTATGGTGGTTCCACTGAAGAGATAATCGCTCACTTTGAATCTATCCGAGCAGAGCTTGATAGGGAGTCTTGGGCATGAACGATCAAGATCCTATTTTCAAAAGTGCTTTTAATTCTTCCTATGATGGATACAGTGGTCGGGGAATACGACCTGTTATCTTTGATGTTTTAGCCACAGACGGTCACACCTCTCTTCTTCCTGATGCGTATAAATTGGTTCTACACGTTAATCCCACTTCTATGAAATTCTCACATCAGAAGATTATTCAAAGAATTCATACCAGAGGGGGGTTTGTAGAGCAGCATTGGGGTGATGGAACAAGAACAATTAGCTTCGATATGGCTACTGGTGGGTTTATGAGGCTCTATTCGGGGCTTTCTAATACTACAGGTGCTGGTGAGATCGCTAAAGGAATGGGAGCTAAAGAATCTGACGGAACCAGAAGAGATACAATAGCTTATGACAAATATCTGGATATGCTGGCACTGTTTCACAGCAATGGAATGGTCTATGACGATAGAGGTCAAATAGTTTTCACTGGTGCTATTAGAGTTTTATTTGATGAGGGGGCTTATACAGGTTGGTTTAATGATTTCAGTGTCACTGAAGCTGCTGAAAAACCTTATCAGTTTTCACTTACAGCAACTTTCACAATCAAAAGCGAAGAATATAATCTCTTCTCTCACAACCCATCAAAACTATAGGATTTTACGATGTCTAATGATAGTGATAATGATTCTGATGTGGGTGGGTCGCAAGCAGAGATTGATGCTGCCAAAACCAATAACAAATGGAAAGGTTTAAGGTACGAAAGTGAATTCGGAAAAACTACCAGTGGGGCAATGGATGCGGCTACGGGCTGGATGTCTGAACAAACAGGTGATTATGAGTCTTCGCAATATGATAGCTCTTTAGGGGTTAGACCAGCAGAGGAGTACAATCAGACAACGGGAATCTCAACAGGTTTTATCTATGCAGATATTCCTTCTCCCCCAATGGATGCTTCTAATGCACTTCTTCGCAATATGTCTCCATTTGCGCTGAAGATATTACCTTCCCTTTTGTATCTGGACAATCCAGATGTTCTTACGGGAAGGGAAACTGGTACTGTGCAGATGGGGATTAACGACCCTGCTATTTATGGTACTGCTGCACAGCAAAATTCAAACTTTGAAAGTTTTATGGGTGCTGTGAATAATTATGGGAAGGGATCTGTTGAGGCAAGTGATGGGTCTATTCTTCACGGTGCTTCTTCGTTTTCAAAAACTAACTCTGGTAGTGCTTTTGACAGCCCCAGTGGTGCTATTTCTAAAGGAGGTCGTTCTACTACAAAAGAGGAAAAGATTGAGCCAGCAATAACGGACTATGACATAGCGGAGAGTATGGCACTTCAGATGGATACGATTTTAGCTGCCCCTGCTCTTGTGATGTATATAAACCCCACCAGCTTTGCTACCACCTATGCGAAGAAACACCAGTTTACGGAACGAACCAGATATGGCTATATTTATCAGGCTTGGGGTGAAGAACAAATCCGAATTTCGGTGTCAGGTAGGGTTGGTTGCTTTGTTGCTGGAGCAGGGTTGAATACTACTGTGGCATACCCAACAGGGGTTCAATTTGCAAGTAAGAAAGCCTCTGCTTCCTTTCAACAGTTAATGGCACTTTTTCATATGTATAAGAACAATGGGTACATTTATGATGTGTTGGGAAAATCTGAAGCGCATCTTATGGTTGGAGTAATTGCTTTGGAATACGATGGGTTTGTATATATGGGAAATATGGAAAGCTTTGAGTGGGGATATGAGGAAGCACAGCAGAACGGAGGGTTGGAATATAACTTCAATTTTGTTGTGGCGAGGAAGTATGATTACAACACCAACAATACGTTAGCTGTCACTCCCCTCACTTCTCCTGTCTTTTCTCCAAGTGATCCCAAGTTTGGAAGTAATACCCAAGCCCCAGCAATTCCAAACAGCATTTCAGCTAACACCCCAATCCCTGTTGACCCTACAGATCCAACTTCTCAAGGATACCGACCACCTGATTTTGTTGGGGAAGATACCACATCTCAACCTTGGTCTACTACTCGTACCAGCAACTCTTCTGGCAATGCCTCCAAATCAGCAGGAGAAAATAATTTAGGCTCCAAGGTTCTTGCTACTTCAGAAGACGTAACAGAAGTACAGCCCTCAACAGGCATTATTTTCGATAGCTCGCTTGGGAGGGGAAGGTAAGTTATGGGACTCGAACAAAGACCGTATATTGGCACTTGGAAGATAAATCAGAAGAAGGTAATTCAACACACCCCTGACTGTATTGTCTATCTGAATGGTGACTTATCAATCCCTGCCGTAGATAATAAAGGGAAGCAATATCGGATTAACATACAGAAGTATATCACTGGTGTTAGTGTTGATGCTGCTTGTAATGTTGGTGGTGGTAGTGCTACCATTTCACTTTCTCTCCCAACACATGCAAACGACCCCATAGGCAGAGATTCAAATTGGATACTCCAACCCGGCCTTGAAGTACACATTTATATGAGGGGATACTTCCCTGCCCGTGGTTTGTTTAGAGATGCCTCTGATACTGAGGTTTCAATTCTTGATGATAGTGGTCAAATGAAGTCAGATACAATTGATGATGTTCTAACTTCATCTGTTGGAGTGACCCAAGCAACCCAAGTGCAGAACAAGAAGGTGATGTTAGACCCTGCTTATACTCCTGATGCCTTTTTAAAGGATGCACATTCGTTCTCTGATTTTGATTCTAAAAAGTATGGTGATGGTAAAGATGTTTTAACGAAAACCGCTGCTACAGCAGAAGCCTTGGCTCTTTTGATGCAAGCAATGGGATACGATCAAGCAAAAATGTATGATAATAATGCTGCTACAAAGCCTTCAAGTGGTAGTAAGCATGTGAGTCACTCACCTCACCATAGTGGAACCGCAATTGACCAGAATGGGTGGGAAGCCACATATGTAGATGAAAACGGGAAGACACAATCTCTACCAATGATAGATATTTTTGCTGCTAATGTAGTAGCACAAGAAAATGGTATTACCCCGTCTGGTGGAATTGGTTGGTATAACCACAAATGCGGGCCTCATCACGATTGGAGAGGTGGTTGGTATGAAGATAGGAATAATACAAAGCCTCGTATCTGGCTTTGGTATATGCCGGGTGGTAGTGGTAAGAAATCGAAACTTCCATCACTTCAGTGGAAGTATGATGATGGTTCTAAATTAACGGGGGAGTATGACATTGAACGATCTAATGGCTTGCCTAAGAACATAATTGATGCGGTCTTAGCATTGAGACAGGAATATGAAGATGGTAAATTTAAGGATGTTCCTACAGCGGAACAGATTTACGATGCACGAAATCGTGGGGATGATTTTGTAGAGATAGAATCGGAGTTTACTGGATTTGCTACTTCAGAAGAGTCTAATCGATCAAACTTTGTGGGTCACGGTGAGAATTATCGAACAAAGAACCGTTACGATGATTTGCTTTCCTATCCTTACTACCACGTTTTCCACGGAGTGGTTACTTCGGTAGACTTCTCTTGGTCTGGTGGGGCGCAAACCGCTTCTATGTCTTGCGGTTCAATGCTTCATTTCTGGTCTTATCAGAATATGTCTGCCAATGCTGCGGTGTTCGGAACCAGACCTTCTAACTCAAAGAATCGGGTTTCACTTTTGGGGCATAATTTCACAGGGATGCACCCCTATGAAATCATCTATAATCTTTTCCACCATACAACAGGTGCTGCTGGCTCTGTTTCTTTTGTTCTGGATCAAAAGACGAATATAGATGCGGTTGCAGGTGAAAATTCCCTGTGGTCTTTGACCACAAAGTATTGGGAGGAAAGGTTTTCACAAAGAATGATGAACCTGAGATTACACGGAGCCAATGGTGCGCTCCTGAATTCTCTACAAGCAATAGCTCTGGCAGAGCTTGATACCCAAACTGTGCAAGATGCTTTTGATAGCAGATATCCATCTAAAGGAGGGATGGCTTCTCCGCAGAGAATTATGAAATCACTTCAAACTCTGGGTTTAATAGCTAAAGATATTCCAAATAAAGCGGCTCAAAAAACTGCTACAAATACAGCACAAGGTGCAGAGACAGAAGCTCAGTTGGATGGAATGTCTTTTGGTAAAACAGGAAGTTTTGAAAAGGGTGAGGAAGTAGAATTAAATCTTTTTATGATGCAAGCCTACATTAAGGATATTGGTCAGATCGGTCAGGTGAACTTATTTGAAAGCTCTTATGAAACCAAAATGGACATTGTGAATAAAGTCTGTGAGGTTACTGGCTTTGAATTCTTCCAAGATGTAGATGGGGATTTTATCTTTAAGCCCCCGATGTATAATTTAGACACTTCTTCCAGCAGAATTTATCGAATAGAAGATATTGATATCATCAATTTCAGCCAATCTCACAAAGAACCAGAAATCACATACATGGTTACAAAGGGATCTCAATTCGCCAACCTTGCTGGAACGGGTGTTGAAGGTGAGTGGGGTGTTCAAGGTACATTTATTGATTATCCTTTGGTGGCTAAATTTGGATGGAGGTCAGGGAGCTTTGAGACTTCTTATTTCAATGATGCCAGACAGTGCTTCTTTGCTGCTGTAAATAGAATGGCTGTAATGAACATTGGGATAAATTCTGGTTCTGTGACTATTCCCATACGTCCTGAGTTGAGGCCGGGGTATCCTGTATACATTCCAAGCTATGATTGTTTTTACTATTGTAATGCTCTCTCACACCAGTATCAAGCAGGTGGTTCTTGCCAGACAACTCTGCAATTGGTAGGAAAGAGATCAAAATTCTTTGCTCCGGGTGACCCCAACAAAGCTGGAATAGAGGGGATTATTTTAGGGGGGTATCAACTCCCACCAAAGCCTTTACAGACCATTGATAATGATGGATATGCAGAATTATCTGGATTCCCTAATGTTGTGATGTCTCTTGATCCAACATTGCTTAATCCAATGTTTTTTGTTTCAGGAGCAGATTTTGAGTCTTTAACTCAACCAGAAACTTTGGAAGAGCTTTTGAAGTTGTTGGCAGCTACAACTATGGATTCACATACTTTCACATTAGTACCAAAGAGCAACCCTCCTGTATACAAATGGACTTCAACAGTTAAAGGGCAGCAAGGTACGGTTTATCTCACTATTAATTCTGCTGGTAGTACCTCTGTGGCTTCTGGTGGTAGTGGAGCCACCCCAGATCAGGCTATTAATTTAGTCAAGTCTGGTGGAGATCTTTATCAAGAAGGTTGGTCTGATGCGAATATGAAAATAAATGAAACTGTTGCAAGATATACTTCTCAAATTGGTGGTCTGAGCAACTCTTTGGATCGTATCGGGAGTGATTTGGCAAAAACTTCTAAGGGGAAACAGGATGGAACAAAAGAAGACCAACAGAATTATACGACCTACAATGCTTTGATAGCTTCAAAAGGGAAGATTGAAAAAAGGAGAGAAAAGCTTCAAAAAGAGCTTAGAGAGTATGTGGAGAACACGGCTACTGTTCAAAAAGATAATTCACAAGCTGAAGTGTTCACACAAAAAGCAGAAGATATTTCTTATCTGAAAGAAATACTCAGATTGGTTAGGGTTTATGGAAAAGGGGATGAGAATAGGTTTACGGGAGATTGGGAAAACCTGAATAGTAGTAAGAACCTTATGGATCTCATTTCTAATAAGAAAGCCATTTTCTCTAATGGGAATGTGCCGGGAACATACCGATATTATTCTTGCTCTCACCCCGACCCCGAAGAACAGGGTCAGGAAATCCTTATGGCTGCCAAGGGTACTAATGCAAATATTGTATCTCCCTATGGACAAAAACTTAGATTATCAAGCCCTGTTAAGGCTTCTCAATTTGTACCCTCTGTTCAAATAACTCAGCCTGAAGATAGAAAGATAGAACGTCCAGAAGCAGAGTTAAAAGAAAATCAGGATGTTTACTATGGTATTCCCATCATAGGTGTAGATGGGAATATTAAAGTAACTCCGACAAGTGAAATCCGTTCTCTTGAATTTACACAATCTAAAGCAAAGATAAAACATAGAAGGTACTACGAATGGACAGGAAGCGTTAACCCTTATACTCCCCAAGATTTCATAGCTGCTATTTTCAGGATGTTAACTTCAGATGCCTATGGGGATGAGGACTTCTTTGAAGTCTATCATAAGGCAATGGGTGAAAATTGGGATGGTACATTAGAAGAAAGCGGCAATATTCTCCTTGAATATATTCACGATAAGGTCAAAGCACATTCAAAATATGTATCCAGTCATTGGAATACTGGAGATTTAAAGAATATGTGGAGGGTTTATATGGAGGAAAATCATTCAGGTGGGAAACCCGGTCGTATGGATATCCTCCACCCCTTTAATGGTTGGCAGACCACTCATAAAGATGAGGATGGTCAGCCTATTGGATATGCTAATATGCCAGAGTGGATGAAAGACCGGCCACAAGCAGACGATTTGCCTAAGATAAGGAAGAGAAGGCCCGGATCTTTCTTCGAGGATACCAAGGCTGATGTTCCTCCTTGGGTTAATAGTAGTACGAGATTACTGAATCATCTTATGCTTCACACCGTAAGAGATATTGTATCTGGTACAGGATATTATTGGCTTGTAGATCACTCCAATTACCAAAATGGAGGATACCACCCTCCCATAACAATAATGAAAGAGTTAGCACCAAAAAATCTTTGGGTAAATTGGTCACAACCGAACGGGGTTAAAAAATTCTTTAATATCTGCGCTTTGGCTGGTAAGGGTGACAAAATGCTGCTTAGAAATAATCTGGAGGCGACTGGAGGTAGCCCAACTTGGAAAAAAAATGCGTGGGGGCAAATAGACCTTATAGGCTACACAGGCTTTTCAGATATGGATTGGAATGGTTCTGGTACATATGATGACGATCATATGGAAGGGTGGAATAGAGAATATCATAAACGATCACGGGGTGGTATGGGTACGAATACTGGATTATACGGAGGAACCGTTTACGGAGTATTACGATCTGATGCCCAAGATTATATGACCACCAATTACAGTAAAAATTCTTTAATAGGAGGCGATATATTTGGGAGTCATCATGATAGCAACGGATTTTTAAGGGTTTATTGCGTACAAAAGAAAAGTAATGCTTTTCCTATTACCGCATATGATTATGGGCTACAAAGTGTAGATGGGTCAACACCCCCATCATACGATATTAATGATGATTATGAAGCTGGTGCTGTTGGATGGGTAGGCTTTTGGTCAACCAAGAGGTGTTTTAATAATGCTTGGAAAAACCTGAATGGGAGAATACTCCGGGATCATATGTATTATTCCCACACACGGAAACATTCATTTAAAAGTTGCTTACCTTGGCAGGGTGTTATTCCCCCAAATGAGCATGGCAATCAAGACAGGGGAGATTCAAATCATGCTTGGGGTGCTTTACATTACGGAATTGCTGAAGGTGTCGCAGAAATGGCTGGGTGGGCTTATTACAAAAGCTGGGAAAAGGCTCAAAAGGCAAATAAGCAGAAGTACAGCAGATTAAAAGGCAGAGTGGAACTCATAAAGGATGTTTTTGGCTTGAGTAAAAGTGCTACAGCATCAAGAAGTGGAACCTTTTGGAGATGGAAGACAGTAAATCAAGAAATCCCTGTTTTCCCGATTAGCGATGAAAGAGGATACACGGTAGTTGGTCATTATCCTTATGGTCGTGGGTTGGATATTTTTTCAAACAACACTCACGATACATTATTGCAGACTGATCCATTCTTGGCTTTGGATAGGCAGGTCGTTGAAGATTATGTGAGGTCTTTACAAGGCAATAAATTCTCATATACCGATTCAAATGGTCAAACCCAGACTTTGGGGAAGGGTGATGCTTCTGTTAGATATACTGAGACTAAGCTACAAGAAGCATTGGAGCAGAATTACTCTCCACAGGAGCTTTTGGATTATGGGTTAGCCACTTTTAAAGATGGAAGCACTCTACAAATCAATGTTCAAAACTGGATGGCTGATAAAGCCAGAGATGGAACACAAAAATTAACAGTAGAGAATACAGCCTTTTCCCTTGCGGATCTTGGATTCTTATCAGGAACACAAGACTTCCCTGCTGATTATCGATCTTCTCAAGCAGACGTTCATTTACGAGCATACACTACTGATTTCGCCATTTTAGCATCAGAGATAAATGTTAATGCTAAACATGAATTATTAGAGCAACTTTTGAATGTTGGAGCTATTAGCAAAGACACAACACATACAATGATTCAGCAGATAGAAAAGACAGGAAATTGGGAAGATTCCCAACGAGCCTTACGAGGGTATTCTTTAGAGGGGCCAGCAATAGATGGTATTAAAAAGGATTGGGATGATTTGAAGAATGCCGTTTCACAAGAGCGGCTGGACGAGTTATCGGGAGCAGTTTCCAAAGCACAAGAGAGCTTCAAGCAAGCAAAAGAGAACATGGAGAATACGGATTGGCCGGATGGGGAGGATTGGACAACTGATGTTTACGCAGGTAGTGAGGCTGAAGCAAGGGCAGAAATATTAAAGCAACAAAGATTACAAAGGGATGAAGGTACGGCTGGAGCCGATGGAACCATGCCATCAGAATTTCTTTCTGATGAAATACCTGATGGAGAGGGAGAATAAAAATGGGAGTACGAAAAAAAGGCGCAGGTGGGGGAATCAAGAAGGGAGATACCCGTCTTGGGAAACTTCGGTCAAGGAAAGATAAAAAGAGACTTTCACCTTCCCAAAGAGGGATGCTTGGAATAGCTAAAGTTATCAGTGTAAACTACGAGGAATTTTTCGTAACCCTTCGGATTGTAATGGGTACGGACTTTGAAAATGAGCGAGTACCATTCCCACTCGTATTTCCCGGCGCTGGCACAAGACACTTCCTTGGAGCAATGCCAGAAGTAGGAGATATGTGTGTAGTTGGTTGGATGGCTCAAGGAAGCTCTTCAAAAGAAACACACACCCCATTAATTCTTGGGTGGATACCAAAAGGGGCTTGGTTAGGTCACGATTGGGCTTTCACCTCTCCATTTCCAGAAGAGGAATTAAAGTTTTCTCCGAAAGTGAAAGACGAATTTGATGGTGTCTATAATCAACACCGCCATAAAAGAATGCACATGCGCCCCGGTGATATCGCTGCAAGCTCATCAAAGGGTGCTGATATTCTATTAAATGAGGGGGTTTATATCACCAACAGACGGGCGAATGAGATCCGTCTTAGAGATCAGGATCAAGCTTTCGTAGTCCGTTCACTTCAACAATTCCATGCTATGGCTGGTACTAAAATATACGGAGGTCTGGTTCAAAGAGATATTGGTCTTGTACAAAGTGGTCAATGGTCAGATGGTAACAATAGAAATCAAGCGCAACAGGTTAAAGAAGGAGAGGAGGGTCAAGAAGTTATCCCCCACCTTCAATGTGCTGCTGAGTCTGGTGGTTTTATCGCTGCTGCTGCAATTAGAAATGGTTCTGCAAGAATTGATCCTAACTTAATGCCCTCACCCGGATTTAAGAATACTCAAACGGTTTATGGTGGGAAAGCTATCTTTAGAAGTGGTATTGGTACGAATGCTGCTGGCACTCTTGGCCCTGCCCATACGGAGTATCGGATTGAAGTTTCACATACAGCAACAGGAATACTCCCTATTACAGAGCAAACAGAGGGGATAGATAAAAAAGAAGATAAAACTTTAGTAGAGATAGTTTATGGTACTGCTATTGGGAACAATCCTACGATAAATTATGGGCAGTGGCTGACAACAAATTGTTTCCCTGATGCTCAAATATCTACTCTTAGCACTAATAAGACAGAAGACCAATTGGCGGTTTTAGGGGTGGTATATAGTATAGATGAGGGTGAGAATTCTTTAGAGGAGACATTCTGGTCTGTACATAAGAACGGGAAGGTTCGTGTTTCCATTGGTGGGAGGAAGGATGACAACTCTTTTGATCTTAGGGTTAATGGAAAGACCCGTTTGGATTTCTCAGGTGGTTTAGATTTTAAAACTGGTGGGAAGATTTCTTTGGGGAATAAGACAGAGACAGACAAAGATAATGTTGGGGTGGAAATTGTCTCTGAGACAGGAGCCGTTGTTATTACTGCCAAGGGGCAAAAGGAAGATCCCGTTGCTGCGAATAAAGAAATTAAAGAACCGACAGGAGCAGAGGGTGAACCACAAGCAAATCCGAGTATTCTTTTAGAAGGTGAAGAGATACACCTAAAGGGAGGAACAGGAATTCGTACCGAGTGCGATACTATAATTCTTAGTGGAAACAAAGAAGCGAATGTGTTTGGAGCAGGTGCGATTAACTTAAAAACCCCAAACGGTTCACTTGTACAAGAATGTAAGAAACTCACTCAAACAGTAACAGGAAAGGCTGAGATGAATTTCTCAGGGCCGGGAGATGGTAAGAACAGAAATCTTCCTCTGCGAAAAGTCACTCTTGGTACACCAAAAATAGATGTGGCAAAAAAAGTTGTAGATGAGTATCAATGCCATGTTGGGTCAAGGGAAGAAACTTTCACATTAGGGCATCACGAAACCACAATGAAGATTGGGAATATGACCTACAATCTATGGAAGGGGAAGCACACAATCTCAATTGCGAAAGGCTTAAATGAAGCTGTACTATCTCCTACGGGATACAGCGTTAATACTATGATGGCTGGAGCCTCTATCTCAATGAAGGCTTCTGGTGGTATTACTGCTTACGGAACAACAGGGGCTTCTATGCTTTCCCCTGCTAATATAAGGCTTCAAGCCCCCTCTTTGGCAATGGCTACAGCAGGTAAGAAAGGCCCCGCTTTGTGTGGTGCAGATCAGAATCCATTAAACGGACAG